AACAGAACCTGTAACACTTTTGGAAGCAAAAGAACATTGCCATCTTGATAGTACGTCCTTTGCCGACAATGTAACGATTGTCCAGAGCATTCAGGGCGGTTATCATGCGACTGCCATTTATACCGGCACAAGCACGGATGTAAGCGGATATGATGCAGTTGTATTGCTCGAGTCTTTTTCAAACTCTGCAGGCGGCACAGTTGATGTTGACATATACGAGTCAGATGATGATATCACTTTTGCTGAATGGACTGCCGGAAGTACTTTCCCTCAGATAACCACGGCCAATGACAGTGCAAATTATGAGGTAGCCTACACCGGCGGGAAACAGTATATCAGGGCTTATGCCACTGTTGACGGTGCAGAATGCAATTTTGCGGTTTCAATAGTAAAGGGCGCTCCTACGAGCATTGAAGATTCTTATATTTCAAACCTGATCACCACCGCCCGCGAATACTGCGAGGACTACCAACACCGTGCGCTTGCCACCCAGACGTGGGACCTGATACTTGATAAATTCCCATCGACCAGCGACTACATTGAAATCCCGCTTCCTCCGCTGCAGTCTGTTACAAGCGTAAAGTATATTGATTATGCAGGAGTATCAGCTACGATGACGGCTGGACTATCCGGCTATTTTGTGGACACCGACAGCGAGCCCGGGCGGGTATGCCTATCGTATAGCGTAACCTGGCCGACTTTTACAGAGTACCCATACGGAGCTGTCCGGATTCAATTTGTCGCAGGATATACCGGCAGTGCTCCAAACGCTATCCCGCTGAAAACAAAGCAGGCAATGCTGATGTTGATCAGTCACTGGTATGAGCACAGGGAAACTGTGCTAATTGGTTCGATTTCAAAAGAATTAGAATTTACGGTTAATGCATTACTTGAAGGTGATAAAATTTATACCCTGTAGGAGGCCGCCATGAACCCAGGAATATTGAGAAGCCGCATAATAATTGAACAAAAAGCATTCGCAGACAACGGTTTCGGCGGCCATACGGAAACCTGGTCAGCTCTGGCGACTGTCTGGGCGAAAGTGGAGCATCTTTCCGGAAGGGAACTGCAAATGGCGCAGCAGGTGTCGCCGGAAATCACGTATGAAATTACCATCCGCTACCGTTCAGATGTGACCACCAACTACAGGATAAATTACGCCGGCCGGTACTTCAACATCCGGGACGTAAAGGATCTGGACAATATGCATAAGTGGCTTTTCCTGAAATGCGAGGTGCGGGAAAGTGAGCAATGACAATAAGAATTACAAGAGCAATATAAAAAATACTAAATATGCACTAACCGCATGCGAAATGGGTGCCTTTAAGGAAATAGGAAAATATCTGAGGACGGAGATCAGGAAGAATGTCCCAAAAAGCGCGGAGACAAGAACTTATAAAACAAAAGCCGGTACATTGGTAAAGATAAGACCCGGACGATTAAAGCGCAGCATAGGATTCGGCATAATGAGAAAGTTCAAATACCTGCAAATTGGAAGCAAGGCTTTTTATTCACCAATGATTGAACTCGGGACGCAGAACATTTCGCCTGACAGCTTCCTTGAAAGAACGGTACAAGAAAACATAGATCGTATCAGGCTGATAGCTGGAAAACATATCAAGGAAATCGAGCAGGAGAACATAGATATCGGACTTCTGGGCGGCGATGTGATTGAAAGCGACACCATACAGGAGATGAAGGAATGAACACAATCGAGCTAAAAAAAATGATATATACGTTCCTGAAGACAAAGGCGTCCAGGGTTTATCCATCGGATGCAGTACCCGACAATGCCGCGCTGCCATATACGACATATAGCCTGACAAGCAGCTTTACGGACGAGAACCAGAAGCTCGAAGTATTCACCCTGCTTGTGGATAACTGGGACAACAATCCGGACACAACGGCGCTGGAAACAGTTACCGGCAGCATAGACGGGGACGGCAATAAGGTAACAGCGACCGGCCTGCATAACAAAAAGTATTTCGCAAGCGGCACACTGCAGGCATGCTTTTATAGAGAGGCAAGGCTCGAGATAGATGACGAGGATCCGGCAATCAGACGCCGGCAACTGAGGTATGCAGCACAGGCTTATTTGAGTTGAGGAGGATTTTTATGTACAGTAAACTTTCAGAAAAATGCAAGAAATGTCCACATGTTAACAACTGTAATAATAAGAGAATGGAAGCCTGCGCGGTAATGGAAGTAATAAGGGAGCCCAATTTAAGACCAAATATCACAGTTCCATTAGCTATGCCAATCACGGCACCAGTTTTAAGGGACACAAGCATACAGGCGCAAATAGCGGAACAAATAGCAGAGCAATTGAAAAAGGATTTTTACAAGCACTATAACTTTTGTGCTTTTGAAAAGCTTTAATTTTAGGAGGATTAGAGAAATGAAAAAAGTAGCGCTGGTAGGATACGCCCCGAGCTGGAAGGATGCTCCATACGATGATCCGGATATTGAAATCTGGATAATGAACGACATGTACGATTTTTCACCCAGGTGGGACAGGCTCTTCGATATCCACATGATAGACGAAATCAAAATTCGCAAGAGCAGGGGAGAAGGGAACCAGCTCCATTATGAAATGCTGAAGACTTTAGAGAAGCCAGTTTATATGCAACAACATTTTGAGGAAATACCGGCAAGCATTAAGTTCCCTCTTGACTCCATTGTGGATAAGTATTGGATTCCTGCAATGGGGGATAAGATTTTCCTGACCTGCAGCGTGGCCCACATGCTGGCACTGGCAATATATGAAGGCTATAACGAAATCCAGCTTTACGGGATCCACGAAGCTGTGGATGACGAATATTCCTGCGAAATGCCCTCTGTCCTGTACTGGCTTGGCGTGGCTCATGCGAAAGGCATAACAGTAAAAATATCCCCTGAAAGCCCGCTTCTGAAGGGGTATTTCATTTATGGTTATGAGGATCCAAAAGACGCAGCATTTCAAAAGCAGATGAAATACGAAATAGACAGGATGAAAAAGATTCAGGACGAGGCAGTAAAAAAGCAGCAGTTTTATCATGACGAGGAATGTAAATGCATCGGCGCTATGGCGATGCTTGAACATATAAAAAAATTAACATCAGAAATATGAAGGGAGATGATTTGAATGTTGAGGAATATAAACCTCCAACTATTTGCAGTACCTAACGATATCATCCTTGGTGATGGCGTATTTTCCATAGGCCAGACAACATCCTCAATGGTTGATGTAGCTCTGACAAGAGGCGGCGGCGCATTTATCATTGAAAGGGAGTACCGAAATATCGAAGCGGACGGGGATTTTGGCCCCGTGAAACAAAGACAGAGGGTCACAAAATCGGTTGCGAAATTAAGCATGAAGGCTCTTGAGTTGGTGCCCTACAGGATGGACGAGTATTATCCTTCCATATCTGCCAGTGCAACCGGAGCGATCACTGCCGGAACGACATGCGCAATAACGGGCAATCCGTTGTCCAGCAATATCACATCCGCAGATTATTCATTTGTTACATGGACCGGCTACACAAAGGGCGGCACAAGAGCTTACATCGAACTGCAGAATGCGATCAACCTTGAAAACATAAGCTGGCCGCTTGTCGACAAGGACGAGGTTGTTGCAGAGCTAAACTTTACGGCCACGTATGAAACATCGCAGCGCACGAAAGAACCTTGGAAAGTAGTGTTTACATCGACGTCCTCCTAATTCATTTTAGGGGTAGGGTTATTCCCTGCCCCAACTTTTTATTATATTTTTTTATAATAATTTATTATACTTTTTTAATAATTTTAAGGAGGATGTCATGGATATAAATTTAAGACCATTCGAATTTGCAGACTTGCCAAAGCTCTCAAAGATACTGAAAAAGATGGAGATCAAAGAAGAACTGAAAAAGCTTTTCTCCATGCCTGGCGTCAGTATAAAAGATTCGGAAAAGGAAAAAGAACGTAAGGGAAAACTTGCCGAGGAAATGGGTTCGGAATTCGGTGCTACGATTATTGTGAACTTACATATGGCCGAAACGGAAATATATGAATTTATTGCCGGCCTGACCAAATTATCTGTTGATGAAGTAAAGAAAATGGTAATTGACGACATGGTCAAGATGTTTACTGAATTCGGGAAAAGCGCAGGTAGCCTGGTAAGTTTTTTCAAATCTGCGGCGAAATAGACGAAATCGAATTATACGATTTGCTATTAAGCCGGTACCACAACGTCGATTTTGTCATGAGGATGGATCTCATTGATGGGCTGGAATTGTATGCGAAAGCCAGGGAGAAACGGCAGGAGGAAAGACTATATCAGGCATGGGTGTCATTGTATCCGCATTTTGACAAGAATACTTTTATATCATGGGAAGATTACAGGGACAGGCATAATTCAGTGCAGTTACCTGTCGTCAAAAAATCCGCCGAGGAATTAATTGCGGAAGCAGCCGAAATAAGACGGCAGATAGAAGGGAGGTAATCCTAATCGAAATTTTTAAGCTATTCGGGAGCATTTTTCTTAAAGATGAGGATGTCAACAAAAAGCTTGATGGTGTGGACAAGAAGGCTAGTGGAGTAGGGAAAACGCTTGGCAACATGGAGAAGGGTTTTTCGTCTCTGGGTAAAAATCTCGGGGAAATGGGCAAAAAACTTTCCACTGGGGTTACTGCCCCATTGATCGCTGTCGGCGCAGGCATATTGAAACTTACGACAAGTACTGCGGATTATGCAGATGAAATCGGGCTTATGTCCGAAAAGACAGGCCTGTCGATAAAAACTGTTCAGGAACTCAGATATGTCACTAACCAGCTTGACATTGATTTTGGTGTTATTCAAAACAGCGTTACGATGTTTACAAACAAACTGAAAACCGCAAACAAGGATAGCAGCGATGTCTCTGTAACATTGCAACGGCTCGGTCTGTCAACTGAAGGGCTTAAAAACGGCACACAGTCGATATCCGGATTATACACTGAGGTAATTAAGAAACTTTCCGGCATGAAAAACGAATCGGATAGAAATATAATGGCATCCAAGCTTTTTGGCAGGTCATTCAGCGAATTATTGCCGATTTTGAATGCTGGCAGCGGAGAGATGGAAAGGTTGATGCAGGAGGCCAACGACCTTGGACTTATCATGTCCGATGATTCCGTTATGTCTGCCAGGGAATTCGGAGATTCACTTGATTCTTTAAAAGAGCAATTCGGGGCGGCCTTCCGCGAAATAGCAGGTCAATTCATCCCGATTATAAAGGACAATCTGATACCATCTATAAAAGATAATGTTATTCCTGTTTTTAAAGGCTTTGCTAATGGTGTAAAAAATGTTATCGATTGGTTCAAAGGCTTAACCCCCGAGACACAAAAAGTGATAGGAATAATAATATTGCTTGTTGCCGCAATAGGTCCTTTGCTGATGATATTCGGGAAAGTGGCAAGTACGATTAGCGGCGTAATTGGTGTAATGAAACTTTTAATATCTCCTGTCGGGCTTGTAATAATAGGCGTAGCCGCATTGGCAGCAACTGCCTATCTGGTTGTTAAGAACTGGAATAAGGTGCCGCCGTTTTTTACGAGCCTATGGACAGTTTTGAAAAATGTTTTTTCCACAGGCGGCGCGGCAATAATGGTCGCTGTACGTACAATCCAGCTCGGGCTTGCAAAATTTCTTGATTTTACGGCTGGGAATCTGCTTGCTTTATACAGCGGCTTATTCGGTTTTATGGCTAAAATCCCTGGTATTGGTGATGCTTTTAAAGGTGTGCAAAACGGTATTGATGGTATAAGGGATAAACTAAAAAGCTTTGTCAGTTCATCTGAAAAAGATTTAAATGCTGCTAAAACCAATATTAAAACTGCTGCAGGTGAAACCTCACAGGCATGGGGCACCATGACAAAGGCAGCGGGCGAACTCGGAAAGGGCATAGGCAATACGGTAAGCGATGCTGTCAATGGTGTTAAAAATATATTCAAAAGCGGTTCAAATGATATTATTAAAACTACAAAGGAAACGGGCAAAGAGGTCAATACTGTCGTGGCAGAAGACGCCAATGCTGCCGCCCAAACTGCAAAAGATGCTCTTGATAAACAAATCAAAAATTTGGACTCCTTCGGCTCTGCAATAACTAAAGCGTTCCGCAAACGGTATGAAAATGAAGAAAAAATTGAAACAAAAGCCATAGACGACAGTCTTGACAGGCAAAAAACGGCGCACAATACAAAACTTAAGCTTTACGAAGAAGAGTACAATGCAAAATTAAGGACTCTGAACGCTGGGGAGGAATCCGCGCTTAACAGCCTGCAATCGCAAATAGATGCAATCAACAATTTGACCGATACTGAAAGCAAGGCCATGGAGGAGCAGGAATACCAAAAGAAATTAGCGGATTTAAGGAAAAGTATCCTGCAGGCAGAAAGTAACGATGACAAAATAAGCCTGCAAGAAGAACTTGACCAGGCAATCGCAGATCATGAACGGGATGCATTGCTTGACAGCAGACAAATTCAGATAGAACAGCTCGAGCAGCAAATGGAAAATATACGCGAGCAGGCGCAGAATGAAGAAGATGCCTTGAAGGATTCCTATGACCTTAAAAAAGAAGCCGCCGACAATGAATATGACCTAAAGGTTGAATCCATGAACAGGGAAAAGGAAGCCTTGCAGTCACATTACCAGGCATTGGCGGATGAGGAGGCTCTGCAGGCAGAAGCACGAAAGCTTGTATTAGGTAAGGATCAGGACGCAATAATAGAACTTTTAAACACCTATAATCCCGGCTGGCAGGATGCAGGACTGAGCTTTGGAGAAAGCCTTATAAATGGATTGAACAGCGCAAAAGGAAGCGTAGCTGCTGCCGTAAGTGGCTTACTATCGCTTATTCCAAATTCATCATCAACATCATCGAATTCATCATCAACTTCTAAAAGTAAAGGCGCAAAGGGTATTGCCTCTACGGGCAAAAGTGAAGTAGATGCCATGCTTGAACAAATGAAAACCAATAGCCAAGCCTGGCACACTGCAACTACAAGTGAAAAAGACAAACTTGCTGCAAAAAATATAGTTCTTGCTCAACAGGTAGGTAAAATTACTGGCAGTAAACCAACAATTGATTCTAGCGGAAAATGGAACGTGCTTAAATATGCCAGTGGAACAAATTCAGCTTCTCCGGGCATTCATATGGTCGGCGAACGCGGCCCCGAGCTTGTGGAATTCCATGGTGGGGAAAGAGTTATACCGAATAACAAGCTGGGAGGGACGGTTATAAACCTTAATGTCAAAACTGATAATCCATCCGATATGAGGCAAGCCCAAAAATATGGTGAAGCTATTGTTAGTTTTCTTCGAGCAAAGGGGATGAATCCAGCATGAGGACTTTTGAAATAAACGGTATTTCTGTTTTAATGGCCTATAACTGGCATATATCCGACGTCATAAATTCCCGTTCTGTTTTTGACGGCACTGTTGTGGATAAACAAAATTTGTCCGCAATAGAAACAGGACAGGAAATCATTGTCTTCACAGAAGAACAACTGGGGAATGCCCGTGACATTGGAGACGGAACTTTCACACGCACATCAAATGCTACTATGCAAAATGGGACTAACGTCACGGCTAATGTGACCCGCTACGAAACCGGGCAATACGGGCAGGCAGTGATGATCGAGGAAGGCACAAGCAATCTTCTTACTGCCAATCAATCCGATGTGGAAACGGATACAACGGGGTTTGTGGTAAATGCCACAGGAACAACCTTGACGAAAGATACAACCGAACATTGGCAAGGTTCGGCTAGTTTAAAATCAGCTTGTGATGGTGCTTACAATGGACAAGGTTGGTACACAAACCCCCTAACGTCTGTATCGGCTTCTTTGACATATACTGTATCTATATGGGTAAAAGGAAGCGGCAATTTGACATTATATTTATATGAATATACTGCCGCTTCAGCATTTGTAGATGTTGCTATTTTGAATTTTACAGCAACTTCGGCATGGGCAAGGCATAGCGTCACAAGGATTTTTGGGGCCTCAGGAGTAAACGCGAGAATAGCGCTTGTAACAAATGGTGCCCAAGCCATCACCTTTTACGCCGATGGCTTACAATTAGAGGCAAAGTCCTATGCCACATCATGGATACAAGGGGGCACTACAAGGGCAGCAGAAACCTTGACAATACCAACGGCAGATGTGTGGAATGATGATGAATGGTCAGTAGAATTATTTTATACTCCAAAAATAGATACCGCAACATATAGAACTTTATTTATCGTTTATATTAATGCAAACAATTTTTGCCAGGTTGTTGTAAACACTTCGGGAAAACTTTATGCCGAAGTGCGTAGTGGAGGCACATTATACACAAGAACCGATACTGTTGCATTAAGTATTGACCAAACATATAGAATTGCTGTAACGGGTAACGGTTCGGTTTTGCGATTATTTAAAAATGGGGTACAAGTTGGCTCTGACTTACCATATGTCAAAATGGTTGGCTCTATCCCAGCAATCGCATATATCGGCAATTTTAACAATACATTGCATGTCGACGGCCTCATTGACGACCTGCGTATCTCCAACATAGCCCGCACAGATGTCGAAATCCTGGCAAATTATAATAGTGGAATACCACTGCCCATTGACCAACACACCACAGCCAAGATGGCATTCGATGGGACGCTAGAGATATTTGCAAGGCCGGTTATCTTTGCTGGCACTATTGACGCCCCTGAAGCAATAGAAAGCGACCCTGGCTATCTTTACTATCCCATAACCGCCGTCGACTATAACCAGATTGCGGACAAACGACTTTATGCAGCATCTCACGTAAACCAGCTGGCGGGCAATATCGTGTCCGCGATAATATCCTCAAAGCTCTCGGAGGAAGGCATAACCGCAGGCAGCATAGAAAACGGCCCGATAATATCGAAAGCGAACTTCAATTACAAAAAATGCTCCGAAGCTTTGGACTATCTGAAAGATGTAACAGGCATGAACTGGAACATAAATTTCAGTAAGCAGTTGAATTTTTTTAGTAACTCGACGAACCTTGCGCCCTGGATCCTGAATGATAATGTCCAGCATACGAATTTCAGGATAAAGAAAAACAGGAGTCAGTACCGTAATCGGCAATACGTGCGCGCAGGCACAGGCAAAACTACCTCGCAGGCACTTGAAAAACCTTCTCCGAAGCCGGACGGATCATCAAGAAGCTTTGTTCTACGTTTTCCTGTAGCAGAAAAGCCTGTTATTTACGTAAACTCTACAGCGGTGTTGTCGGTGAATGTCGGGGTGAATGGCCTCGATACCAACAAATCATGGTATTTTTCCTATGACAGTAATATAATTTCTCAGGCAAGCACTACAGCAGTGTTGACTTCTGGGACAACGCTTGAAATCACTTATACCGGCTTGTATCCCATTATTATGCTTGTCGATGACCCTGCACAGATAGCAACAAGGGCGGCGTCGGAAACCGGAACGTCCGGAATATATGAAAACCTCCATACCGAAAAATCCATAAACGAACGCAGCCAGGCAGTTGAATATGCAGAAGGATTGATTTTAAGATATGGGATAATCCCATCGACAATAACTTTTGACACAGAAGTCCCAGGCCTCCAGGCTGGCCAACTGCTCCCCATACAGAAAACTCTTTTCGGCATCAATTCAAGTTATCTTATTGAGTCTGTTGATATATCCGCTGTTGATGCGGAAAAGACAAATTATTCGATAAAATGCCTTGACGGTTCTGCGCTCGGCGGGTGGGAACAATTTTTCAAGGACTTGCTGAAAAGCAGCCAGGAATATATCATTCAGGAAAACGAGGTTATTGTATTACTGAATGTGCAGACCGAGACGGAGAAATGGGGAAGCGAGACGACAATCACAATTATTGATAAAGCATTATCTGGCGACAGTTGGAGTTATATACAGCGGCTTGGGACGGAGACTTATGTAAATTCTCTTGCCTACCTTGGTAGTGGGATTATAATTGCCGGAACAGGCGTAACCGGCCAAATTTATAAAAGCACGGACTATGGAACCACCTGGAACCTGATACAGCAGCTTGGGACAGCGATACAGGTATATTCTTTTTCCTACCTCGGCAGCGGGATTGTTCTGGCTGGAACGTACCCTCCCGGCCAAATCTACAAAAGCACGGACTATGGAGACACCTGGAACCTGATACAGCAGCTTGGGACGGAGACAGTAGTATTTTCTCTTGCCTACCTCGGCAACGGGATTGTTCTGGCTGGAACAAATCCTACCGGCCAAATCTATAAAAGCACGGACTATGGAGCCACATGGAATTTAATACAGCGGCTTGGGACGGAGACTTATGTAAATTCTCTTTGTTACCTTTGCAACGGGATTATAATTGCGGGGACAGGTACCGGCCAAATCTACAAAAGCACGGACTATGGAGACACCTGGAACCTGATACAGCAGCTTGGGACAGCGACACAAGTGCACCCCCTTGCCTACCTTGATAACGGTGTCGTAATTGCGGGGACAGGTACCGGCCAAATCTACAAAAGCACGGACTATGGAACCACCTGGAACCTGATACAGCGGCTTGGAACAGCGATAAATGTAAATTCTCTTTGTTACCTTTGCAACGGGATTATAATTGCCGGAACAGGCGTAACCGGCCAAATTTATAAAAGCACGGACTATGGAGACACCTGGAATTTAATACAACGGCTGGGAACAGAGACAGAAGCACTTTCTCTTGCCTACCTTGGCAGCGGCATTGTCCTTGCAGGAACAGACTTTACCGGCCAGATCTATAAAAGCGTAGCTACACCCAAAACGGAGGTGCTCTATGATTAATGAAAAGACTTTTTGGACAGGCATTTTCGAAATAAAAATAAAAAATAAAAACACTGGCTTAATTAAATGCGAGGAAGTCCACAACAGGTTGATGAACGCTTCGCTTCAGGAGCTAGTTAAGCCTTTAACCGGCACCGCTGCAAATCTTGAAATAAAATACCTCGCTCTGGGCACCGGCACAACAACAGTAACTGACAATGACGCAGCTTTAGCCACAGAAATATTCAGGGTAGCCGACACATCCCTTTCTGCCAATGCTACCGGACAGGTGACAAGCGAGTTTGTCGTGCTTGACTCGGAGGCGGTGGCTACCATAGAGGAAATCGGCATATTTGGCGGGACGTCAGCTACACTCACGGCAGATGTGGGAATTTGCATAAGCCGCATACTCTGGCATCACGTAAAAACAAACAGCGAAGAAATCACATTCAGAAGAATAGACACTTTAACGAGGGGGTAACAAAAATGGGCGAGGCAGAAGTACTTGAACTTAAAAAGGAATTAAAGGAATCTCAAGAAAAGCTTTGCGATCAGAGGCACAAGACTATCGATTCCTCATTGAATAAGCTGGAGAATTCGATGCAGCGATTACTATGGTGGCTGATTGGGACAATGGGAACCATTGTAACTACCCTGCTTGTGGTTATATTCAAGAAGTGAGGTGACAAAATTGAAACTATCTCTAAAATATCCTATAGCGGACCCGTCAAAGCGGGTTATATTCTTAAATTCCTGGCAGTGGGAGATTGACCCTGTATTCCTGGGCAGACTGGCGTCTCTCGGGCAGGCCGTAGGTAAAAGAATCCGGATATCCTCTGGCTACCGCAACTACGATGAGCAGGTGCGCTCTTACAAGTCCACAGGGGGGCACCAGGACGCCATCGGCAACTGGGTAGGTGGCAACGGTAAAGCATCTGTGCCCGGCAGGAGTTGGCACGAGTTCGGCTGTGCGATTGATACTCCGGATGCATGGCTCAAATCGCTGGATAAGACAGCAGCTACAGCAGGTCAGAAAACACTACTTAAGTTTGGTTTGTACAAGCCGCTCACAAAAGGTAACGGCTCATCAGTATATGAGGACTGGCACATCCAGCCTATAGAATGTGCAGGTATACCGGTTACAGAGCGCAAGACATTTTTTGTCTATCGGACAAAGCCCACGTTGCGCGTCGGTGATCACTGCGACGAGGTTCAGCTGGCCCAAATGTTCCTTAATACAAAGGGGGGCAACTGTGGAAATCCGGACGGCAGTTACGGCCCGAAAACCAATGCAGCGGTGGCAGCTTTTCAGAAGGTTAACGGCCTGCAGCCTGACGGAACTGTTGGGCCTCTGACATGGCGGAAGTTATTGTATAACAAATAATGAAAGGTTAAGGTGAGTTTATGTCTCAGGAAACATTAAACACTATACTTGCATCGGTCATTGTGCCGGTGCTCGTGGCAATCGTGCCCTTCTTCTGCTTATACTTGAACAAGAAGAAGGAAGAGATTGCGGCCGGCATGAAGGACAAAGATCTGGTGAAGTACCTCAACATTGCAGAAGATGCGATCGAAACAGCAGTCGTGTCCGTGACACAGACTTTTGTTGATGCAATTAAAGGTACGGACGGATGGACCCCGGAAACACAGAAACAGGCATTTGAACAGGCGAAAGCGCAGGCTGTATTGATTATGGGCATAGCAGCGCGTCTGGCGATCAAAGAGGCTTATGGCGACTTTGACAAGTGGCTCGAAGGAAGTATAGAATTTTACGTCAGTAAAAACAAGACTGCCGCGTTGTTGCCGTATACAGTTACAACGTTCAACAATTCCACAGATAATAACGATACGCCGGCCTGACCTCCGGCCATTCCTCCTTGGCCTCTGGGAAACCAGGGGCTTTATTTTTTGTCCAAAAATATTTTATAAAAATCATAAAAAATAGGACTATAGACCTATGTACATACGTCATAGATCATGTTATACTTAAAATGTGGTCGGGCAACAAAGGGTGCCGCACAGTGGAGGTATAACATGGATAAGCAAATGATATTAAAAGCAATTGCGGATGGTAAATATGAGATTAAACTTGAAAATGGTTGTGATTGTAGCATTGACTGGGAAATTATAGATGGAGAATTACAGCAAGATATATCATCTGATTGTTGCTGGGTTGGAAAAGTAATGTATATATCAGATGAGTATATATGCGAAAAAGTGGCATATGAAGAATTAAAAATACTTAGTGAAAACATCACTAAAGATGAACTTGGAGAAGCATTTGAGGAAATTGGACTTGATTTATATACAGAAATGAAATTTGATGAAGATAATACAGATAATGATGTCCACGACATAAAGTTATCAGATGCGCTTAAATGTTTTATTAATGACAATGATTATAACTGTTACATACAATATCCTCGTAATTTTGCAAATGAATATACATGTATACTAGTAAGTAAAGACGTTGATGATATACCAGATGGAGCAGAGCCAATATTGATTGAAGAATTTGTTGACAGGTATTTGCGAAAAGATGATGCAGCTACTAAATACGATATAGGATTTAAATTTGTTGAGGAAAATATATGCTAACACCAACAGAGCAAAAAATAGTCAATCTGGTAAAAACTGAAAAGCTTACAAATAGACAAATAGCAGAGAGATTAGGCATAGCGGAAGGTACAATAAGGACACACATAAGCAGGATATTGATTAAGTTAAATATAAAAAGTAGGAAGGAGCTGTAAAAGGCTCTTTTTTATTTACAACAGAAAAGCCCTCGGTTAGTAGGCTTTTTAACTTTGCTCAAGCAATTTTGATATAAATTCATACCGCCCTGACATATTTTCCTTTAAAAGCTCTTTGTCTTTATACCACTTAACCACCGATTCGGCAAACTCTTCGCTATAAAGCATTTTCTTAGTCGGACTTAGTATTATCTTATCATTATCACATATGTCATGCCATTCTTCTGATTCTGATATTTTATTTTCAGCATCGTATGAATGAAAAACCTCATGTATCATTAAGTCCTTTGCAAGTTTATGAATATCCGGCCCCGTTTCATAAACATTAAGAACTGCATAGGGCGGTACCTCCACTCGTTTTATAAATATATCAGGTGGAATATAAGTATCATTTCTATAAAAAATAATATTGCCATTACCATAAGAAGCTAATACTATCTGTTCATCATTAGGCTTATCGTTGACGGATACAAAATCAACAAGAATAATATTTTTAATATTTTCTCTATATTTACTATCTATCATTTCAAATGCTTTTTTTATTTCTTCAAAACTAAGCTCTTGCTTATTTTTATCTAATTTCATAGGGACAACAACGTTATGCGAACCCTGATTGTAAGTATAGCAGTCCACAATATTCCCGTAATAATTTAGTTTACATGTTTTGCTTCCTCCGTAAACTGAAATAGATAACGTGAATATAAATATCAATACAAAAACAATTATCTTTTTCATACGATCTCCTCCATTCACTTTTATATTATAACATAAATTTACAAAAAAGCAAACATTTTATCATGCTTTATACCTATACCTAGTACATTCTATTCATTTTTTATTCAATGTAGTAAATATATTGAAATTATGTAAAGTAAGTTGTATAATGGCCTTACCAGGTTGGAAGGATATGGTAAACATATGTATGTGTAAATGCAGAAAGATGTCGAATATATGTCATGGAAATGTCGAAAGTAAGCGAAAGGTTTTCGTTGAAATTTAACAGAGACAAGAATATAATAAGAGAACTGGTGTTCGACAAATAAATTGCAAGGGAGAATTACAACATGTTAACTCTCGAGAATATCTCCTCAGTTGAAACCTGTCTCAGCGAACTTATGATAATATTCAAAAACAATTACTGCAAGGATGAAAAATTCAAAAGAGAACTTTCAATCATTTTGATTCAGGCAACCGGAAACGATACTTTGGGATCACTGTGTCGAGAGATAATTGGCGATTTTTGAAAATGTCACAATTTTGTCACAATGGGCTGGTCTAAACCCATAAAAAAAGAGCTTCAAGGCAAACCCTGAAGTCCTTTTAGTTTGGCGGAGAGAGAGAGATTCGAACTCTCGGAACGGTATTAGCGTTCACACGATTTCCAGTCGTATAACGCAATGTTGCACAGCATTTCTGGACTTTTCGTATTGTTTCATATTAGTTATAGTAATACTTATACGCTTTATTATCATTATCTACAGATTTCCTGTGCTGCCATCTTTCAAATTTGTCACATTTTTGTCACAATGAATTGTGATTATATTATCCATCCTGCGGCTGGCTTTTTTAATTAAATTCATGTTTTCATGCAAATATAAATCTGATGTTATCCCTACTTTACTATGTCCCAATAATCGTTTTAGGGTATCAAGGTCAGTTCCGCCTTCGAGTTGCAAAACGGCGAAGGTGTGGCGAAGGTCATGAAAACGGCATTCAGGCATATTATGAGTTTTCTGAAATATTTTTAAGCTCCTTGATATATGAGAGGGGTCCGGAAGTGAACCATCCGGCAATTCACATACATATGTTTGGATTTTCTTATTGTTTTTATTCATTCGTTCTTTATATATCTTCAGTTCATCGGCTACAAAGCCCTCCATGTCAATCAATCGTTCAGATTCCTTTGTTTTTACCTTTCTATGGTATCCAATTTTGTTTACCACTACATAGTTGTTCACAATATGAGCTTCACCTTTTTCAAAATCAATATCAGCCCACCTAAGTCCCAAACACTCCCCACGTCTTAATCCGCGCAATGAGGAAAGCAAGACATATGGATATAGGGGATTTTCTTGTTCTCTCAATAACAAAATAAGCTTATTTAAATCTTTAGCGGAGTAAACTATAACTTCGAATTTTTCATCATCTTCTGCTATTTCGGCACCTTTACAAGGATTCTTTTCTTTTAGTTCAGTCTTAACAGCATATTCCATTGCGGCATGAAAAGTACGGAGAACATATTTGACGGTCCGATATTTTAATCCTTCGTCAGTAAGATTGTCCAGCATTTCTTGTACATCCATTAACTTTAATTCATAAAGCAGGGAATCGCCCATACTTTCATTTATGTGTTTAATATTAACTTTATAACCGCTCAGCGTTGTGGGAGATAACTTTTTTTCTTTTGTTTTTATCCATCGCTCAAGGAATTGTCTTACCGTAGTTTTATCAGCTCCGACCTGTAATCCTTCAAGCCTACGCTTTTCGTCAACGCACCAATCCTCTGCAGTTTTCTTTTTTTCAAAGCCTTTTTTGTACTTGCTTTTTTTAACATGATTTTTATAATACCAGAAGCGTCCACTGTAAAAAGTCTTTGAATCTACTTTGTATGATTGAATATCCATGGCTTATTCACTCCTTATTTGGCTTTCAACCTTTTAATGAAGTTTTTAAGTAATTCCATATCGTCATTTGAAAGATCAGCGATAGAAGGCAAAACATCTTTAATGCTGTCATTGTTTAATATTTGGTCTGAAACGCTTCTTACGTCTTGTTTCAACTGTTCTTTGTTCGTCCATCCCATTAAAGTATTGGCGTCCACTCCCAGGATACCGCATAGCATTGTTATTATGTCTGCATCCGGTTTATTATCACCGCGTTCCCAATTAGATACTACATTCTTAGATTTGCCAACAGACTCAGCAATGTATTCCTGCGTAAGTCCTTTTACTTCCCTATATTTCTTAATATTATCTCCTATTAAACTCATTTCTGCACCTCCGATAGAATTGTATATTATTTTGCGTAATTTGTAAATAAATTATTACAGAAATTCTGAACTTTTCTCTTGACAACACAGAATTACTGTATTATCATAAAAGTAGGTACAGAATTACTGTACATATTAGAGGGAGGTCAAGTCAATGTTTCAATCACCAGCCGCAAAAATATCGGCATATCTTGAAGAAAACGGCATCAAGCAAAACTGGTTAGCCAAAAAGGCTGGCATTAATGAAAACACTCTCAGTTCAATTTTAAAAGAGCAAACAAAATTAAGCATTGAAAGGCTTGAGATAATTTGTGGTGTTCTTGGAAAAGAACCAAATGATTTTCTGGAAGCAAGAATTCCAGAAAGTGTGATGCAGTGAAGAGCTTTATAAAGGTTAAGGAAGCTGCGGCATTATATGGCATAGGACGAACATTACTTTATACTGCCATTCAAAATAAAGAGCTTAAAGCCTATAAGCCAAATGGCAGAGATTTTCTCTTAAAGGTTGTAGAACTTGAAAAGTGGATAGAATCCAAACCCGCCTAACCCATGCCCCATTAATGTTTTATTTCCTCGAATTCGGGTCATTTAAAACACGCTCTTTGACAAGTGAATATTCGAAATAGCAGGAAAGGAGGCGGTTCCATGTTTTACAAATGCGTATACCCACAGTATTCAAAACGTCCCCTTTACTTTTTAGAAAAAATCGCAATAGTCCTAATTGTTGCGGCAATAATCTTTATCGCATTTTACTAGGAGGTTTTATATGAAAACCAAGTTTGAAGGAATCCTTACGAATGAGGATAAAGACATAATTGTCAGCACCCTGGGAGTTATCAACCTTTCAGAGAAACAAAAGATAAACTTGGTCGAATCAGTAATGACAGCAATTTATAAATATTCAGATTATTTCACAATACTGGATCTGCGACAGAAAGTTGAAGCTTTGACTATTATGGCTTTAGTTTTCGACACCTTCTTGGATGCAGAAATCAATCCACTGGCACGACAATACTTCTTAAAAGGGTTTAATTACTTCAACAACAATATTCTGGATGATATTGCAGGAGGTGCCTGCCATGTGTGAAATGTATGACGAATATAACAACACCTGCATATGGGAACGTATGGAGCGCATCGTACAGCCAGGTTACCGAGATGATAGGCCAGCTTGGGAGAATCCGGCATCATGTTTCGACGAAATGGATTAGAAAATGGCGGGTGAGATTCCCCCCTATCCACAATGATATTACTGCGCCAGTACCGGTAAATGCGCAAAACCATCGGAAGATAATAATCAGAAAAGAAAGCGAGGTCTTTACCATGCTCAGGAACATCATCAACAACTATAATGTTACATCGGATAATTTAATCAAAACCGCTCTCGACATGGCTACACAGGATATCAAGGCAAACCGGCTCGCCTTCGGTAAGAGGACCACGCTGTCGGAAGCCATGCAGATTATTGAGCTGTGCCTTGTTACTGCAACCAAGGTGGAAACAGAATTATACCAGTTATGAGCCGCAAAAGGTATTACATTGACGAACTGGCTGCGGCCGGTACGAGCGGTTGTAACCCATGTAAAGAGTGTGAAGGAAGGAGTTGAGAGTATGGACGAACTTAAAAAGTGTCCTTTTTGCGGCAGTGATGCGGAATATTATGGTGAATGTGACATGGTATGGGTAAGATGCTCAAACTATGATTGCCAAGCACAGCGCATAGCAAAATTTGACGAACCAGAAGAAGCAGTAGAGGATTGGAACAACAGGCATGAAGAACCTATGAAGGAGACTGAAACCGCTAACGATGTACGCAGAATAGACGATTTAGGCAGGGTAGTTATACCAAAGAAAATAAGAGAGGCCATTGGTATAACCGAAGGTGATGAGCTTGATTTAATACTGTATCCGTCTGCTGGTGGTGTATTTATAAAACCAACAAAAAGAAATGCGTAATATAAGGATATTCCACAAGAATTGGGGTGATGACCTATGTAACCCGGCTGGCTCGGCGGGACCATAAGCCTGCTACACAAAACCCCGAGGTTATAAAACATGCTAAACCCTCGTATGTACGCCGTGGTCGATGCGTTCCCCTAATCAGTAGTGTCGGAGGAAGCCTATGGAGGCAATATTCGGTTTTGATTGGTTCTCGTGGCTCAATATTCCAGAGCGAAGCACAGACCGCTCATTTGCCAAATCAGCCACGAGGCCGCGCCATATTTCGGCGGTAGTCGGATATTTTACTGGATTTACTTAGGTAAGCAGTGACTGTGCATGTATTCTAATTTGAAAATATTAATAAGAGACTGTGAAATATCCAATTTAACAATTTAGGCGGGTTGTCGAGCTCGCCTAAAATATGGGGAAGTAGCTCAGTTGGTAGAGCGCGCGGAAGCTAAACCGAGCGGGTGTGTTGGTTCAAATCCAACCTTCTCCACCAAGCCCGACACAATGATGCATTAACTGGGGCGCAAAAGAGGGGTAGAGCATCCGCCCGCCTGAGCGTATCAGGCAAATAAATTTACAGGAGGTAAATGGGTATGAGTTGGGGTTTATTAACGCCATGCTGGAATTGCAAGAAAGCGCCTACAATGGAGAATCCTGAGGGATGCAAGGATGCACAGCACGTACAGGATGGAATTAATGCAATCCATCAGGATTTCGAAGGACACAAAGGCTGCGGAAATGTAGTCATGGCTTGCAGTAATTGCGAAACAAAAACAACTTATAAGTGAGCCCGCCCGCCGGAGTGAATCCGGCCCAAGCCGAAAAGGCTAATAAAATAAATTTTAGGAGGTCGAGTATGTTCTGGACAATCGTATTACTCGCCTGCAAATTCTGCGCCGCCGTAATCCTGCTGTACCTGTTTGCAAAATTTATCGCATGGAAGGCATTGAGGGATTATGAGGTGGAGAAGCAGAAGGCACAGAAGCCGATTCAGGCAGTAAGGAAAATCTACAAGAAAAATGGCGAATGGTATGTACAGTGAAAGGAGGAGATAGTTTGAAGGCAACAGGAGTAACGAGACCGATTGACGATTTGGGACGAGTAGTAATACCAAAGGAAATCCGTAAGGCCAACGGATGGCTGGAAGGCGACAGAGTTGAATTTTACACAGATGCAGACACGGTTGTTATTAAAAAATATTCTAGAGGCTGCACGTTTTGTGGAAGTATGGACGATCTTAGGGAATTTAGTGGGCATGAAGTTTGTAAACATTGCAGGGCGGACATGAAAAAGCTGTATAAGTAGGAAGGGAGTTGAGGGTTGTGCCAAAGGTAATTTGCGAATGGGATGCATGCAAGCACTGCAATCAGGAAGGAATACTATGGGCTGAGGAGGCGAAGTGATTGGAATTGAAAATAGGTTGCCTCCGGAATGTAAAAATCAGAAAATCCACAGATGGAGAAAGCACGACAATTAAACTTACGGAAATGGACGGCAACTACTATGGTGCAACGTCCGAAATAAAAATACCAGCCAAATCCTACGAGATGCTCGAAGAAGCAATCGTAGAAAACTGGCTGGAAAAGAAAAAATCCTTAATACAAGAATAACATGAAAGGGGTAAAAAATCAATGGAACAAAATTTTAATGTTTTAAACGCTTATCCGGCAGATGAGTACAATTTGCTGGTACCGGTGCAGTCTATTCAGGAGATCAACGCAATTTACAGGCTGGTTGTAAATATCGTAAGGCCTTCAACAGAATTGGCAGACAAGGATATTTACAGGGAAAAGAGCGCCGAGTCAGAAGGCAGCCAACAGATGTACGCTTTTACTCATAAGTGCCTTTTAAAGTTTTTTGCCGCTGCCAACGGGCAAATCGTTGAATCGGCCAGAATTCGCCCCAGGGTTTGCGATAAATGCATAGATATCATCAAGGCCACAGGTGAGGCGCCAGCATGTGGAAACTGTGTTGCTAATGCGAATACTGCCTGTAAAATCATAGCCAAATTCCCTGAGCTTTCGGGCGGATGGAGAATCTATCAGGCCACAAGAGAATTAGATTTTAGTAATATGGGCAATGCGTCCGAACGGGAGATAAGGAAAGTAAAACAATTTGCCTTTGAACATGCCGAAAGCAAGGCTTTGTCCCGTGTCATCCGCAAGGCGCTCAGTATCAAAAGCGCCTATTCAATGGCTGAGCTTGAAAAGCCATTTATTGTGGTTTATCCGGTACTTGATGCTAAAGATGCTGACGTCAAGAAGGCACTTATTGCCGGTGCTATCGCAAGCAGCAATCTGCTTTATGGCAGCGGGCTTATGCTCAATGCCGGACAACAGCAGGCTCTTCCGGAAGCTCGCACGGATGTTGACATGTCCACAGGCGAGATTATCGACCAGGATTACGAGGCGGGGCCGCCGGATGTGGAAAATCAAGAACTGCCTAAGCCCTGGGAGAAAGCCGAGCCGGAGAAGTACTACTGCAGCAATCCCGAATGCAAGGCTGAGATAGCCAAGAACGTGTATGACGCGAGCGTGACGAAATTTGGCGCGGCGGCATGCATCAAGTGCCAGCAGTTGGGTAGCAAGAAGGGCGGGAAATAGGGATGCTTGAAACTTCTGAAATTCAGGCCAATAAAGAGAAAATCATTATTGTTCTCAGGGAGACGGGCAGGAAGGAAATTGAAAGCCTGGTTACCTATCTTGAAAGCTCTGATTTCTTCATGGCGCCGGCATCAACAAAATATCACGGTGCATATCCCGGAGGATTGGCCGAACACTCAATTCATGTCTGGTATCTTCTACAGCACAAGAACGGATATTATCGTCTCGATCTCTCCACGGACAATATTGCCATTGTTGCACTTCTCCATGATGTCTGCAAAATCAACTTCTATGGCAGGGAAATTAAGAATGTTCTAAAGGGCAAAAAGAAGATCATGAAAAACAAAAAAGTCGACGGCGTTTGGAAAGAGGTCGAGGAAGAGATTAATGACTGGCAGGAAGAAGAGGCCATTGTTGTAAATGATCAGAATCCTCTCGGCCATGGAGAGAAGAGCGTTATTACTCTTCTCCGGTTCATTCAGCTAACCGACCTGGAAATATCGATGATCAGGTGGCATATGGGTGGGTATGTTCCAAAGGATGAATATCGGGATCTGAGCAATGCGGTTGATATGTATCCCGCTATTATCGCCCTGCATACAGCGGACCTGGAGTCAGCTCATTTATTAAAGATTGGAGGGAAAGAAGCATGAATGAACTCATAACTTTGCCGGTTTGTTCTCACAAAGAACATGGGCAAATGGAAATAAGACCTATTAGGAATCAAACTTATGAACAAAAATTTTGCGGGACATGGTATGACTGCATGTATCCCGGGTGCAAATGTTCTTCATTGTTTCCATCGAAAGAGCTTTTACAACAGATTGGAGGTGAGCAGGCATGAAGATATTGCACACCGCCGACTGGCACCTTGGATCTTACATCGGCCCACAACTCGACGACCCATACAAGAGAATGGAAAATACAATCAAGTGTCTGAATGTGCTTGTGGAGACAGCCAGGCAGGAGCAGCCGGATATTATACTGGTGGCAGGGGATATATTCCATGCCGGAAAAACATGGTCAGAAAGATGCCTTATTGAAGTTAGAACTGCAGCAGATTACCTCAGGGCACTTGCGAAGACAGCGCCCGTGGCGGTACTATATGGGACTCCGACACACGAGAATCTTCAATCGCATTATGCACTCGAAGAAATGCTTAAAAAAACCGTACACGATATTCATTTTTTTACAGAGCCAGGAATTAAGAGAATTTTAAATGCAGTAGGAGACCCTATTCAAATCGCCGGCCTGCCTGGCTTCGACAAAGGCCACTTCCGCGCTCAGTTCCCGGGGTTGTCAGCAGAGGAAGAGAACCAGGTATTTACCCAGCAGCTGGCGCAAATTGTTCGGGGATTATCAGCTCAATTAGATCCAAATATTCCTTCAGTACTCATGGCACATCATACAGTAGTAGGCTGCGAGCTAGACAATGGGACTCACTTATTTCAGGCGAATGAGGTTGTACTGGATGCAGCTACTCTGGATAATTCGGCTTTTGATTTGGTGTGTTTGGGGCATATACATAAGGCGCAGAGGGTGGAAGCCTGCAGCAAGCCAGTATATTATGCCGGCAGTATTGACGCTTTTACATTCAATGATGAGGTGCATGGAAAGGGATTCTGGACGCATTTAATAAATGAAAACTGGCAGGGAGAAGAAACGTATCAATATATTGGTGATGGTTATACAGTTGGTTCCACATTCTTTCCGACACCTGCCAGGGAGTTTTTGACATGCAGATGGGATCAGCAGAACGTAGAAACAGCTATATCTTATTTAGGAGAATCTCCTATATGGTTGCTTGGGACGCAGATTAAAGACAAGGTCATCCGCATTCTCTACACCTGCGACAGTGAGACAGAAAAGGCACTCGACAAAAAGAAGCTCGAGCGCGACTTGTATGCTGCCGGCGCTTATTATGTGAGCGAGATAAGGCCGGAGAAGATAACGGCCGCGGTGAATCGGGAGAGGATGCATGAGAAGATGACTGTTCTTGATTGTACTGAGCGGTATATACAAGAGAAGTTGCATCTGGATGTTCACAGTGACGAATTCGGTCAGCTTATAAATTTGGCAATTTCCATTTTCCATGAAGCTCAGGCCAGTTCACCCGTGGGTTCCACATCCGGATTATTCCTGCCGGTTGAAATCGAGGTTAGGAACTACCGGTCATACGCCGAAGAGAAGCTTTCATTCCAGGACATATTCTTTGCAATGGTTAACGGAATAAACGGATCCGGAAAGAGCAGTTTGTTCATGGACGCCATTACCGACTGCCTATACGAGGAGACCAGGGAAAAGGAGCTGACCGGCTGGATCCGAAATGGGGAAAAATCAGGAAGCATCAGCTTCACTTTTAGTCTGGGTGACGACTTGTGGAGGGTGACGAGAACCAGGCAGAGGTCAGGAAAGGCGACGCTGGCACTGGCAAAATTTGAATATCAAGACATGACAGTTGATGGTGAATGGAAATGGCAAGACCACTCCTGCGAGCGTATGACCGATACTCAGCAGAAGATCATCGATTTGCTCGGTATGGACTGCGACACCTTCCAGAGCTGCGTACTTATCATGCAGGACCGGTACGGCAAGTTCATGGAGGCCTCGAAGGATGACCGCATGGCGGTGCTGGCAAACCTTCTGGGGCTCGGGATATATGACGAGCTGGCGAAAATTACGAAGGACAAACTGACTGACGCCAATAGAGACGTTAAGACGCACAAAACGGAGATTGAAGGGCTTGAAACTGAGATTGCGGCGGAGGACGGACTCCATACGGAGATGACGCAGATACAGACTCAGTTGAATGTGGCGGCTGACGACTTGCAAGAAAGCAAGGATGAGCTAGCAGAGCTACAGTCTAAGCTCGGGGCAATCGAAGGTTATGTCAGGGAGGCTGCCGAGCTGGAGAAGGAGTTGAAGCAAAAGACCGATTCCTATATTGAAAAGACGGAGAAAAAGGCAGACCTGCAGGGGCGCGTTGTTGAGACGGAGAGTTTCCTTCAGAATGAACAGAACATACTTGACAGGTGCGCTGAACTCGATGCAGCCAGACTGGAAATCGCGGCCATGGATGGGAAGTTGCAGCTGCTCAATGATAAACAGCAGCGCTGCCGGAAACTCAATCAGGATTTATCGGCGGCTCAGCAGTTCCGGAAGAATACGGCCAATACGATCAGTGCGATCAACGACAGCCTCAAGGATAAAGAGAGGCTGGAGAAGATAGTTGACGGCAGTACGGTCGAGCACGATTTGGAGGAGTGCGAGAAGAAGGCGCTAGAGCATAGGGAGCTTGAGAAAAAGAGGGATGCCGCAAGTGCGAATCTTAAGCTTTTTGACATGACTTCTCAGACAAACATTGACCGATTAAAAGCTAAAATTGATAGTCTTTTGTCTCAAGCAAAAATGCTTGATAACTCCGGATGCATAGATTCCGAGAAGGCAGATTGCAGATTCCTTCAGTCGGCAAAGGATGCAAAAAAGACAGTCGAGCAGGTTCAGTGCGAATTAGATGCCATGGTAAGCAAGCAGGTATCAGAAGGTAAGCAGCTTGAAAACGAGCTTTTTGACATTAAGGCAATGTTAAGTAATTCTTCTTATGACTCCATACTCCACAATGTTCTTCTCCAGGACGTCAAAACCTTCCGCTCTGCTAAGGATCAGCTCGCAAAGCTGTCTGCCAATGCCGCCACGGCTGATGCACTGAAAAAGCAGGATGCTGAGACGGTCATCAAGATACAGGAATATTGGGATGAGCTCGAGGGAATTTCCGGAGAGATTGCAGGACTCGAAAAAGAGACAGGCAAAATTTCAGAATTGAATCCTCGGGTTCGTGAATTGACTCCGTACGAACAAATGAAAATGCAGCTGCCGAAGGCGAAACAGTTTGTTGAGTCCGCGAGAGAGGCAATCAGGCAGTTGGAGGCGGATTTGGCTGAGCTGAGTCTGGCTATTGGCAAGGCTAACAAGCAGCTTGGAGAGCTGGCAGGGTTTACGGCGGACAGGGGAATGATTTCTACTAACAAGTTAGGCGCGGAGCAGAGAATAAATATACTGGAAAGCATTCTTTCCACACTCAACCAGCAGGTCGGGACTATCAATGCTCAACTTCAGACGATTGACGGCAAGAAGGCTTTTCTTTTAGTAGTTCAAAAGAAGTTGCAGCAGTCAGCCAAGCAGGCGGCACAGTTGCAGGTGCTTTCGGAGGCTTTCAGCCAGGACGGCATTCCATATCAAATAATCAGGGATATAGTGCCTGAGCTTGAAGCAGCAGCTAATGAGATCCTTGGGCAAATGACCGGGGGCAGGATGAGGCTGGAGTTTATCACTGAGAAAGTCCTGAAATCCAACAAGGCGAAGGAAATTGCTACCCTAGAAATAATCATTATTGATATAGATAATGGAATACTTCCATATCTGAGCAGGTCAGGCGGGCAGAAAGTCAGGGCGGCACTGGCTGTGAACTTCGCACTGGCGAACATTAAAGCATCCCGGGTTGGACTGCAACTGGGTATGATGTTTGTCGATGAACCTCCATTTTTGGACGCCGATGGTGTGGAAGCATATTGTGCGGCGTTGGAGATACAGCATAATAAGTGTCCGGATATGAGGCTGGTTGCCATATCGCACGACGAAAACATGAAAGCAAGATTCCCACAGCAGATTCGCATAGACATGACAGAAAACGGGAGCAAGGTTCGGAGGTCGGCGTAGTGCAGACGGTGCTCAAGTATCCTGGAAGCAAGTGGCGGATAGCGAAATGGATAATATCTCAATTTCCGAAGCATCACAGTTACCTAGAACCTTATCTCGGCAGTGGAGCCGTGCTGTTCAATAAGCCGATGAGCGACATTGAAACAGTAAATGACCTGGATTTGAACGTCGTAAACTTTTTCCAGTGTATCCGTGAAGATTCCGAAAGGCTTGCGAAGATTGTTGAGGCTACTCCGTACAGCAGGCATGAGTATGATAGCACTTACAATATGGGGGAGGTACCGGATTGCAAGTATGAAAGGGCAAGGCAATTTCTTGTGAAATGCTGGCAAGGACATGGGTATCGGGTAAACCAATACAAGGTAGGCTGGAAAAATGATGTTCAGGGTCGGGAACGTGCATATGCTATGCGACATTGGAATGTTCTTCCCGAAAGAATTCTATTGGCGGCGGAAAGATTGAAGCAGGTGCAGGTAGAATGTATGCCGGCCGTGGAGCTGATAAAGAGATTTAAGTTTCCAGAAGTGTTGATATATGCAGACCCGCCGTATTTGATGGAAACACGCACATCACATGTAAAAGCGCAGTATTCCAATGAAATGCTGAACGAGAAGGAACATGTTGAGCTCCTGGAAGTATTGCTACAGCATCCCGGACACGTGGTTATATCGGGATATGAATCCGAGTTATACGAGGACATGCTGAGAGGTTGGAGTAAAAACAGCATACAAAGCAATGACCAGAGTAATAGGCCGAGAAAAGAAGTTATCTGGATGAATTACAAGCCTGAAACGCAAATGAGTTTATTTTGAAAGGGTGATGTTGAAATGGCAGATGTAAAAACTAAAGTCAAATATTTTTTGAGGATTCCTGGAAAGTATGTATATCTATCAGACGACAAAGCTTGTTCTATTGAACTAACTGAATTTTCCAACAATACAAAGATGTTTAAAAAAGACGATGCAGAGAGGCTTGCTGAGCGGTATGGCCTTGAAATAGTGGAACGCACAACCACTACAACAACGGAGTTTTCAGAAAAGAAAATAGAGAAGGAGGTCAAGCGATAATGTATTTTGGTGATCGATTGGATTTGGACAGTGCGATTTTTCAAGCACTGAGGGACGAAATCATGGTTTCCATAAATGCTGCTTTGATGCTGGCAGACAAGGAAGGCAAAGAGGGCGAAGTCAGCATCAAGATCAAGGTCAGCACAGTTACAGAAAGAAATTTTAAAGACGGAGCAGTCTGCAAGGAATGGACAGAACCCCGGTTTTCTTGGGCAGTTACCCGGAAGGTGAAGGAAAACAAAATTGACCATAAGGGCAGCTCGGTGGCAGGCTGGGAACTGCGATTTGATGAAGACGGTAGGCCTTGTGTTGTCGAGGCGAATCAGCAGGCCAGCTTATTTGACGAGCAGGAGCCCGAAGGGACAACGGTTATCCATTATCACTTCGGGGAGAAGAAACCGGAGGTAAGCGGGAATGAAGAACAGAGCGATGATACCGGAACCAGCGGTGATGACACCACCTTGGATGATGACGGAGGTGGAATTGAAGATGGCGGCGAATGCGAGAGCGGTGAAGACGCAGGAGAGCCGGATATCCTCGAAGAGCCGGATATCCTCGATTACGAAGACGCAGAAGAAAGAGAAAACACCGAAGAAACTGACTCAGAAGAATAAACAGGAAAGAGGAGCGAAAGGAGAGAGTCTTATAACAGACTCTCTCCGGCCCGCTGGGCTATGGAATCACAAGTTCGTCAATGCAGGTTTTGGCACGGTGTTCGATAAACTGATCATCCCTCCGGGCGGCGGGTATGCTGTGGAGGTAAAAGTCAGGAAAAGGCCTATAATCGGGTACAACGTCAAGGAGATAACTTCGAACGAACGCAAGGGATTGGATAAGTTTATGCGGCAGGTTGGGCGAGATTATGCTTTTATCATCGGCATCTGGCTGACGGAGGATTGCAAGAGGGCGTTTCTGATTCCCTGGGCGGAGGTTAGGGACGCGGTTTGTTCGGGAGGCAGAGGCAGTATCAGGATGGAGGACTTCCCGGAGCTGCCGAAGGTAAGCGGCGGATGGGATATGAGTTGTTTTAAGGGAGGAGTGGGTAGGAATGATAAAGATATCAGATGCAATCATACAACTTGAAAGTTTGCGGCAACACTGCAAAAGCATGCACGAGCCTGATGATGATATATGGGATAAGGATGTAGAGGCGTTAGATGCTGGAATATTAGCACTAAAATTAATGGAGGGACGGGGATATGAAACGATTGGAGGCTAAGAAGGTGATGGATAGGTTAACGGGATGGGATAAGGGCAATGCCTACATGAGGGAGTGCTTTGAAAGAACTGCCGAAGAGGGCGGCTGTGAAAATATGTGCTCTGATAAATGTATTATTTGCGAAGCCAATTATGCGATATTCAAAAGGCTTGCAGAATATGAGGACAGTGGGTTGATGCCGGAGCAGGTACAAGACTTGAAACAGGAGAATGAAAAGGCTCTGGAACGGTTGCAGAAAAGCCCATATGGTGACGACAAGATTGACGAGTTGGAGTAGGCACTGGAATTTGTCAAATTCGATAATAAACAGTTACAGGACAAATATGATAAGTTGAATGATTTTGAAAAATCTCAATGCGCCAAGTTGCTGGCGGAGAATGGACAGCTTAAGGCACAGAATGCGGCAATGAGGGAGGCGCTGGAAGAAGCCATATCGAGCATTACAGCGGGAAGATTATGCTCAATAGGCAGTATAAATAATACATATGCTGCTCAAATAAGTGCAGCCTCCGTTGAAAGATGGATAAAAGTCCTCTCCACTGCACCCGCCACCTACCATAACCCTGCTGATGTGGAGGCACTTGCAAAGGCGAGGGAGGTGTTGAACGCTCTTGATATACGAGGCGGGTTGGGGTTTGAAAAGCACGAATGGATTAGACAGGCTATAGAGCAGATAGATAAGGCAGGAGGCGGGGATACGTGAAAACAAGTATTTTTATTATTCTAGTTGTATTCTTAACACTTGCATATATGTTCGTTTTCGCACTTTGTAAAACCTCTGGAAGATGCAGCAGGATGGAAGAAAAACAGGAGGAAAAGAACAAATGAAAGCTATATCACTATGGCTTCCCTGGGCGCAGTTTATAGCACTAAAATTGAAAAAAATTGAAACTCGAAGCTGGAATGCACCGGACTATCTTATTGGCCAGAGAATTGCAATTCATGCTACTGCAAAGATGCCGGGATGGGTTAAGAAACTTTTACGGGGATTTGCCAAGCTTATTGGAATTGAAGAATATAACGGTTCATGGCTTTACTATCTGGAGAATGGTGTCGGGCCATTTGGCAAGGTGGTTGCTACGGCAAAGCTGGTGGCGTGCGAGAAAATTATCAGTGATGAGAAGTATCATCATATGGCTTGCTTGAAAAGTGGTAGAGATATTGTGGGTAATGAATATCATTTTGGTGATTATACTCCTGGCCGCTATGCCTGGATTCTGGACGATATTCAGGCGCTTCCGGAGCCGGTGCCGGCGAAAGGGATGCAGGGATTATGGGAATGGAAGGAGGATAAGCAGTGAGCGGATTCTTGAATTACACCACGACCATAGGTGTACATAAAACACTTGGTGAGATCCATGAGACATTGGCTACACATGGGGCTAAAAGGGTTATGTATGATTATGACAACAACGGCCACATAGTAAGCCTTAGCTTTTCTACATCCACACCTGATGGAGACCGAGGAGTCAAATTGCCTGCCAATGTTCCTGCAATTTACGAAGTATTAAAACTGCAAAAGAAAACCGGAAAGATAAAGACAAACCCAGATTATGCTCAAGCTGAAAGAGTGGCATGGAGGATTATAAAAAATTGGGTTGATGCTCAGATGGCAATTCTGGAAAGCGAGATGGTTACTTTCGAGGAAGTATTTTTCCAGTATCAACTCAACGGGAAAGGCCAGACTCTTTTTCAGGCTTGGCAGCATAAACAACTTGGAAGTGGGGAGGAATGATTATATGCGGCATTTGAACGGTGATTTGAATCAGATGGCTACTCAGATGGCGGAGCTCAGGATGCATGGCATACGATCTGAAGTTGACGGCGGTATTCCTTATATTGAAGACAAGGATTATGCCCGAGCACTGGCAATTATCTGGATGGGTGGGATAGCTGGCTGGTGGAATTACAAAGATGATTTTCTAAAATATAGCATTTGTACTGAAGAGCAATACATGAAAAAGCTAAAAAAAAGTGTAACAAAACACTGCTAAAGGGGAGGAATGACCTTGAAACTGACAATAGATAGTGTTATCCGCCTGCCGGAGGTGCCTAAAGATGTTCTGAAACAGATTAAGGCGGAGTTGACGCTAAAGAATCCACAATATGAACCCATGAAGCGTATTAAGCCGGGACAGCGCTGGATGTGGGGGGAGCAATGGATTAAGCTTTGGAACGAGAAAACAATTAATAATTCTACAGAATACATATTGCCGAGAGGGTATTTCGCAAGACTGTGGAATTTGGCTGGGCTTACATGGGGGATGGTGGATGACAGACGGGTGAAGCTGGCATTTGTTGAATTTCCTAAGGAACCGAGTTTGAGAGATTATCAGGAGCCAGTTCCAAGGTTGGCGGAACAATGGCAGCAGGGCGTAATGATTGCCCCCTGTGGCAGTGGGAAAACTTGTACCGGTGATGGTATAATCGCAGAACTGCAACAGCCCACACTATGGATTACTCATACGATGGATTTGCTGAAGCAGAGCATGGATAGTGCGGTGAAGTTTCTGGGATTGGCTGGTAATCAGATTGGTATCATTCAGGGCGAGAATATGAGCATTGGTACCCATATAACATTTGCAACGGTGCAGACTCTAGCGAAAAGGGATTTGTCTGAGATAAAGAATCGATTCGGGTGCGCGATTGTGGATGAAGCACATTTATGCTTTAAGGATGCTGCAAAATCAAGGATGTTTGAGTCTGTTATATCTCAGTTCCCGGCATATTACCGCTTTGGCATGACGGCCAGTGAACACAGGGCTGACGGGCTGATTGAGACAATGTTTCACGTGATCGGTCCTAAATTTTATGAGGTGGCTCAAGATGATCCGCGGCTGTCAGTCATGGTGCCCAGGGTGGAGTTTATTGAGACGGATTTTACCTACGATCAAGGCGGCGAAATTGATGAGGTCGATTGTGAAAGGCCAATGCTGTCGGTGCAGCAGATGTATGTTGCTATGCGCTGCTGTGAAGGACGAAATGCGCTTATAAAAGCAATACTTGGAGATATAACTCCCGGTGTGGATTACTGTCTCTGTTTGGGCGACAGCCTTTCTCATCTCAAAGAATTATGCGAATACGTCAAGGATTTTTACGGAGCGAAAGCAGCCTTTGTCTGCGGTGAGACGCCGAAAAAGGAACGCGATGCCATTATGTCGGGGATGCGTGAGGGCAGATATACATATCTTTTTGCTACGAAGCAGTTGAGTAAACTGGGGCTTGACATCCCAAGGCTTAACAAATTGGTGCTGATAACTCCACACAAGGATCCTACGACAACTCAGCAAAGCACGGGGCGTCTGATGCGGCCATTCGAAGGCAAGGGCATACCGGTGGTCTATGACATTTATGACAGCAAAGTTCCACAATGCCAGAAATGGGCGCGGGAGCGGGCGAAGGTGTACAGGGGTTTGGGTGCGACAGTCGAGGGTGGGCCGAAGGTGCGTAAAAGATAAAAATGCGAAGTAAAGGTGAGGTGTTTTTATGAAGAACACGCTTGGTGATTTGAATAATCATCTGTTCGCTCAACTGGAAAGGCTGAGCGATGAAGATTTAAAAGGGGAACAACTTCAAGAGGAAATCGGCAGAGCAAAAGCGGTAACCTCAGTTGCTGCTCAGATTATAGCAAACGGTTCATTAGTGGTTGAAGCAAAGAAGATGGTGAGTGAAACAGCGTTTAATTTACCGCCAATGCTGGAGGGTGGCGACACATGAACCGCAAGTATAGTCCTGAGCATATCGAGTGGATAAAAGCGAATATCCAAGGATGCCGCTTCAAAGAATTAACAGATATGTTCAATAAGCAATTCGGAATGAACTTAAGGGTTTCAGCAATGATCTCGCTGTCTGATCGACATAGTTTGCATAATGGTATTGATTCACGACTTAATACGGGCTATGAGCCTACACAATTCAAAAAAGGTCATGTTCCAGCCAACAAAGGCAGAAAAGGAGTAGGCGGTTGGGAACCTACGCAGTTCAAGAAAGGCCATGTTCCGGTAAATTATCGGTCGGTAGGTAGTGAGCGGGTCAATGTCGATGGCTATGTTGAAATCAAGGTTGCAGACCCAAAAACATGGGCAATGAAGCATGCCTTTGTATGGGAAGAGCATAATGGGCCTATTCCAAAGGGATATGCGGTTATTTTTGGAGATGGTGACAGGCGAAATTTTGATATTGATAATCTGATCCTCGTATCAAAAAAACAATTGGTAACACTGAATAAAAATCACTTAATTCAAAAGGACGCAGATTTAACACGAACTGCAATCATTATAACTGACATATGCCACAAAGTTAGTGAAAGAAAGAAGAGGAAATGAGGAATTTTTATGAGACATAGGATGGGAGTAGCGGCTTGTACTGGGTTAGGAAACCCTGAAAGATGTTTATTGGACAACAAATGGAGTAGCAATGAAAATCTCAATAATATTCTGAAAAATATGTTTGAAGAAGCCATGACACTATATTTTAAAGATGTAACTGGTTTTGATTTTCAAATTATTGAATCAGAAAATGAAACATCAATATCCTTTGGTTTTGAACCCGCATACCAATTTGAGAGGTTAAGAATCGTAAAAATCAATACCAATAAAGCAAATAGTTATTTACAACAAGGTAAAGCCTTTGGTGCATACGGTTCTGGCATAAGGTCAACAACAAAAAGGTATGACCAATATAAACGGCAATCTAAGTTTATAAAATTCATCGATAAGTGGCATAAGGAATTATCTAAAGTTGTATAGGAAGTGATTTTGTGAGTGAATGCTGCAAGTCCTGCGGTAGCGTGGATTTAAAAGAAACGATAATGCCAGCGGGATATGTCCATTATGCGAGGATTGACTGCAATGATTGCGGCAAGTTTGTGAAGTGGGCAAAGAAGCCAGAGAAGCAGATTATGCAAAAAATTAATAAATATACAGGAGGTTATGGAGATATGAATAATGTTAGTTTGGTTGGAAGACTGACAAAGGATGTGGATATGAGGTATACGGCTGCCAATAATACGGCGGTGGCGGGGTTTACGCTGGCTGTTAACAGGCGCATTAAAGCGGAAGGACAGCCGGATGCGGATTTCATTCCGGTGGTGGCATGGCAGAAAACAGCGGAGTTCTGCAGTAAGTATTTTAGGAAAGGTCAGCAGGTTTGGATTAATGGAAGGATTCAAACGCGAAACTGGGATGACACCGATGGTAAAAAGCATTATGTTACTGAGATAATTGCGGAGGAAGTAGGCTTTGCAGACAGCAAGAAAGATGATGGTACCGGCAGCAACTCGGGAAACCAGCAGCAAAGTCCTCCGCCTCAGCAGCAGAATGATAGCAATCCGTCGCCGAGCAATCCACTGCCGGCGGCCGTAAATATGCCTTGGGAAAAGCAATAGGTGACAATGATGATAAAGCTGGATTGGGATAAGAATTTTAACCTTCAGATATCGTGTCAGTTGCAACTGCCAGTTGAGGCGGGAGATAAGCTTGAAATATTAAGCGAGTTTTCGAAGCTATACAATGAGTTCGAAAAGTTTGGAAACTGGATGGATAATTCGGAAGTACCGCAAACCGACAAGTACCCATTCAACATGCATTTGGTTAATGCCAGGATTGGACTGAATTATATATATAAATTTTTGCAGAACTGCGGTATTACAGATTTGGAGATAAGAGAGTTTGCACAAATACCCTTTTAGATGGGTGGGGACAAAATGAGAATGGTTACAGGATGTTCCGGCATAGAGGGCATTGGAATAGCTGGGGAATGGGCGGGCATGGAGCTTGTTGGGCAAATTGAAATAGATGGTTTCTGCAGCAAGATTCTTGAAAAATACTGGCAGCACGTAAAACGGATGAAAAATTTGTTTGATGTAAGGGGTGATGAATTTGGAGCAGTTGACATTTTTGCCGCAGGAATCCCCTGCCAGCCGTTTTCCTGCGCAGGCAAGAGAAAAGGCAATGAGGACAACCGCTATCTCTGGCCAGAAACTATCAGGATTATACGAGTCATGCAACCCACTTGGGTTATTATTGAAAACGTTGATGGAATCGGAACTATGGAGCAATCCGATTATGAAATTGACCTGGCGGGCGAAACAACTATATGCACGGAAGCGGACATGGTACTTGAAACAATCAGGAGAGATTTTAAAGACTCAGGGTATGAAACCCTCATGCTTGAAATTCCAGCTTGTGCCGTCAATGCGTGTCATGGGAGAGCCAGATATTTCATTGTGGGCTACTCCGATAGTATCTCAATCTCCAAGGTCAGAGAAATTCAGAGGAAACAGGAAGCCTACACTTCCGGAAATGGTCAAATTATGGGCAACTCCGAACGCAGCGGATGCACAAGGCACAACAGGCGGCGGGCAATGCAGGAGTCTGAGGACGGATATTCAGACAGTGAAGGTGGGATTATGGCCGACTCCCAGGGAGAATTGTTCAACGGGGAAATGCAACCATGGTCAGGGCGGTATGGATATACAGACAGCAGTAAAGATATGGCCAACACCAGCTGCGCAGGATGCAAAAAATTCGACATTGCCAGAGAGTCAGAAGGACAGGGACACCATACCAGGTGCAGTGATGCGGGTAGGGGAATCAGGCCAACTCAATCCGGAATTTGTCGAAGCATTGATGAACTTGCCAATAGGATACACAGATTTAGACAGCCCGCTTACATGGGACAGCCTCAGTATAGATGGGAGCCTCCAAGAACAGCAAGTGGAGTAAAGAACAGGACAAACAGACTTAAGGCTTTAGGAAATGTAGTTGACCCGCTACAAGTATATCCAATACTACAGATTATTTACTGGATTGAAGCGGGACAGATAGAGGCGGTGCAGCATGAACTTTGACAATATACCACAGGAATTAAGAGAGCTTGACAGGTGGGTTTGCTGGCGGTGGGAGGAAAAGACCAAGAAGGACGGTACTCCTGACGACCTCGCAAAAATGCCGATTAATCCAGCCACGGGCGGCAGGGCTATGAGCAACAACCCTGCCACCTGGGGAACTTATAGCGATGCTGTCAGTGCGGCCGGCAGGGGTAGGATTCAGGAAGTTGATGTCTGCGGTATAGGCTTTATGTTTAATGGCGATGGCATTATCGGTGTGGATATCGACCACTGTAGGGATCCAGGAACAGGGCAGTTGACAGAACAGGCGAGGGATATTATCTCCACCCTTGACAGTTATACGGAGTATAGCCAGAGCGGCAACGGTGTGCATATCATTTGCTACGGTAAACTTCCTGAGGGTGGCAGACGTAAATCTGGCGTTGAGATGTACTGTACTGGCAGGTATTTTATTGTAACCGGTGACATATTTGATGATGCCCACATGAATCTGGAGGAGAGGACGGCTGAACTCGCTGCAGTACACGAAAGATACATAAATGTCAAAAAAGCAGACAAAAACGTTACAAAACCTAACAAAAGTGTGAACGAAGGGCCTGTTTTTGTAAACGATGACGACATTGTCGAGATAGCTCTTAATGCAAAAAATGGTGACTTGTTTGCAAGTTTGATGAACGGGAGCTGGCAGGGATCATATGGCAGCCAGAGCGAAGCCGACATGGCGCTGTGCAACCTGCTGGCCTTTTACACTGGCAGGGATGCATCTGTTATGGATAGACTTTACCGCCGGTCGGGATTGTATCGGGACAAGTGGGGTGAGCGGCGGGGCGAGGCAGGTACTTACGGCGAGATTACGATAGCCAAGGCAATAGCTGACTGCCGGGAGGTATACACTCCGCCGAGGCCCAAAAAGGAAAAGCAGCAGCATGAGCCTCCGGATATTGATGTCGGGCTGGATCAACTTGGTGATCTTCCTCCAGATAAGCTTCCTGATTGGATATTTGATTCTTACAACGATATGTGGAACGCTGAAAGGTTTAAAGAAAGATACGGCGATGTTATCCACTACAATGTGAAAAAAGGCTGGCACATTTATAACGGCAAGATGTGGGAGGAAGATATCCTTGGACGAATAAGAGGCCTAGCAGATAAAACAATAATTGAATTGTACCGTTACGAAAGCCTCATAAGGCAATATGATGCTATACACGAAACAAAAAAGAATAAAGATTTCTTCAAATGGGTTTCTTTATCAAGGAATGCCGGCAGAAAAGACAATATGCTAAGGGAGATCGCGGCCATGGACGGAATTGCTGCTCTTCCGGAGTGGTTTGATCAGGATAAATTTCTTTTAAACTGTCGGAATGGAACCCTTGATTTACGAACAGGAAAACTGCATCCTCACAATAAGGAGCACATGATAACCAGAATAATTGATATTGAGTATGATCCAGATGCAAAGACAAAGATTTGGGATAATTTCCTTAATCGAATTTTTGACGGTAAGAAGGATCTAGTTGAATTTATGCAACGGGCTATGGGATATACATTGACAGGCAGCATCAAGGAACAGTGTATTTTTATCCTTTATGGAATCGGTAAAAATGGTAAGAGTACATTCATTGAAACTATCCGAGAGCTATTCGGCGCTTATGTGCGGAAAGTAACTGACAAGGTATTTACTTCAAAAGACAATTACTACAACAGTATGGGAGAGATTGCAAGGCTGCCAGGTGCCAGACTTGTAACAACGGATGAGCCAAAAGAAGGCGCCAGGCTGGAGGAAGGACTCGTCAAGCAAATATCCGGCGGAGCGCCGCTGCTGGCAAAGTACTTGTATAAAGAACCTTTTGAGTTTATGCCAGAATTTAAGCTCTGGATGGAAGGGAACCACAAACCTGTTATCACTGGTACTGATTTAGGAATCTGGCGCAGGATTCGGCTTATACCCTTTAACGTGGTCATCCCTCCAGAAGAACGCGATGCCGATCTTGCGGAGAAACTCAAGGCAGAGCTTTCTGGAATACTGGCATGGGTTGTCCGCGGTTGTATCATATGGCAGAAAGACGGTCTTATGGAGCCAGAGGATATATTAGTTGCTACAGATGAGTACCGGAATGAAATGGATAGTTTGCAGGTATTCATAGATGAATGTATTGAGTTTAATCAGGATTCCTTTGTCAAATCGGGTGATTTATATGGTATATATTCAATTTGGTGTTCAGAGAATGGAGCCAAACCGCTGTCATCCACCAAGTTGTCAATGAAATTGCAGGACAGGGGCTATAAGAAGGATCGCTCCAGAATCGCAAGATATTGGGAAAATATAAAATTAACCGATGCGGGCAAGAATTTTTTACACAAAAAATATGAGGGAAGGAAACAGCATGAAGATAGTGATTACGAGAATGACGAATTACCTCTTAGTTGGGATAATATCGAAAAATCCAAATAGTTTTCAAATAACCTGTCACACTTGTCACAGATTCGCTTGAAACATGCTTGGTTCTTGAGTTGTGACAGGTTCAATGGACTCAAAAAAGCGTGACAGGTTGTGACAGGGTTGTGACACGTTGATGTAAACCTGTCACGCCTTACTCCTATCTATATTCTACTTACTTTTTTTTCTTATGTGACAAGTAAAATAAAAAAGTAGTAGAAAGAAATAAAAATAAATATAGAAGTTTTTTTAAAAAGCATCAAACCTGTCACAGAATTAATCTCAAACAACCTTACAAGCCACATAGCTCTAAAGTGTGACAGGTTTAAAGGCCTAAAATAATGAGGAGAGTGATACATAGATGAGAAATTATAACATAGCCTACAATGAAAAATTGGATGAAAGTAAGGATGATATGCGAGGAAGTGAGTAATATGGGCAAGCCAATTGTGATAAGTCAGGCCGGCCTCAGAATATTAATAGACCCCGATGATGCGGAAAGGAAGCCAAAGCCGATGATGGAATATCAATTGACACCAGAGGAAATCGAGAAGCGGTATGGACATATTAAAAGACAGCCGATTGGAACAGTGATACTCGGCCCGGATAGTGACAAGGTGATACGAATACGAATGCGTGAAAAGGAGGAAAAGGATATGAGTAAGAAAATCGAAGTAAATACAGAGGATTTGTTGAGAATATGCAGGGCGCATGGCACAGGAAAAGAAGGTTACATCCAGGCCGCAAAAGAACTGGGAATAAGTGAGAAACAGGCGGAGAACCAGATATACTTGAGGAAAATCCGCCGTCTACTTTCGGTTGAGGAAGCCACTTCACTTGTCAAAGCTGATGTAGAAAAAGAAAGGGCGGAGCTGCATTCAGATATCAATAGCCATGAGGAACACAATGGGGGTGAGTTTGTGGAAATCGAAGAGTATCCGGACCTTAAGGAAGTAAAGAATGATATCAGGAAAAGCTTTGATATATTTGTAAAGGAGTTACCACCATATGATGACGACATAATAAATCATCCATCGCATTATACAACTGGCAGTATAGAAGTTATTGACTATTTACAGGATAAGCTTTCTCCTGAGAAATTTGAAGGATTCTGCATTGGGAATGCCTTGAAGTATTTGTCCAGATACGAATATAAAGGCGGTCTGCAAGACTTGAAAAAAGGAGCTTGGTATTTAGATAGGATTATCAAGGTCAAGGAAACGGCGTAATTTATAAATAATGCGAAGGAGATAAAGATATGAAAGAATGTATAACTACTGAAAAACATGGTACATGCCAAAATAAATGTTGGAACGGGGACAGCTCAAAAAAGCTATGCTTGTCAAGGTTTCCGTTACTCCATCAGCCTTGCCCGTATGTGGCGGATTTTATCCGCTTTAAGGATATTGCGGATAACACTATCATGTACGCTGGTGACATCGAAAGTACGGGCGAATTTAAGACTAAAGCAGAATGGATTGCAGAGCTTGGACATGATGGTTTTTGTGCTGAATGCGGCGATACATGGCATACTGCAAAAATCAGAGTCGTTAAGCTTGACCCAGAGAATATACTTGAGCGTGCAGAAGAAGATGAAGAAACATATGATGGCTGGTATTTAGATGTTAGAGGCGCATTAAACGACCCTATTGTTGCGGCTGGATTCCAAAGACTTAATGAAATTTTAGAGGACTATCCTATATACTGGGAAGATTTGAGAGTAGTATTCGGCTGATTCGCCTAACATAGAAAACATGAAAGGGAGGTCAACCAATTTGAAACAACAAATTTGTGGACAAGGCAGGAATCAGATAAAACCGGCAAATCCATTTTATCGCGCCAACATGGAAGCCTTACAGGCATACTATCCAAATATCGCAAGGCTTATTTCAAAGACACCGGCAAACCTGGACTACGAAACCATTGCGACAAAGTCCGGTGCGGCTACATTGCGGATAAAGTCCAAGGATTTGTATTATTATGACAAAGATGATCCTCTGAAAGAAATCGAGGAGAGATACAGCCAGTACAAACCGATGAGCACTCCCCTTGCAGTTTTTCTCGGTTTTGGCATAGGAAACGAAGTGGTCTATTACATGATGAAATATTCGAAGAACTTAAACACCATGAATATAATTATCATCGAAAAAGACCCTGCCATGTTCCAGCTTGCACTGAAAACCATGGACCTAGTTGAAATTATAAAACACAAGCAAGTATTTTTCATTGTGGGTGAAAAAATCGAAAACCTGTTTCCAATTTTTGAAAAGTATTTTATCGAAAATAACAGATACCTTTTTATCAGAGGGGCAAAGCCAATATATAATAAATCGGCACTGCTCATGGAACAGGAATATTATATATCGGCCTGGAAAACTTTTGGGCAAGCCGCCCAATACGCTGTTATGAACTACGGCAACGACCCGAAAGACTCCATCATCGGCATAGAAAATATGCTGGAAAATCTGAAGGTGATCATTGAGAGTCCAGGAATAAACCTGCTGCAGAACAAATTTATCAATAAGCCCGCCATTGTGGTCTCATGCGGCCCGAGCCTTGACAAGAACAAACACCTGCTGGCCGGCCTGGAGGACAAAGCTGTTATAATCGCTGCCGATTCCGCTCTTAAGCCGCTGCTCCACATGGGATTCAAGCCTCACATGGTTGCTGTGCTGGAACGTGAAAAGGAAATTGTCCAGCTGGTCGAGGGCATACCCCCACACGATGTGAAAGACATATATCTTGCAGCCTGCCCTGTGGTTTACAACGAAGTCTACCAGAAGTATCCGGGCCCGAACATCATCGTTTATCGCAATTTTGATCATTTCAAATGGCTTGGTATCGATCGAGGCATACTGACTATTAAATCGTCTGCCGGCAACATGGCTTTCAAAATTGCCGAGTACCTTGGCTGCAATCCAATAATCCTGATAGGTCAGGATCTGGCCATATCGTCGGAAGGAAAGACCAATGCCGATAATACCTCTTTGGGTACAGAGCAGGTAAGCTACTTGCGAGAAAAAAGATATAAAGTCAAAGGCAACATTGCACCGGAGGTTGAGACGACCGCCAGCCTGAAGCTCTTCCTTGATTCCTACAACATTGACATAGCTGGATATAGGGGAAAGTGCATTAACGCTACGGAAGGAGGCGCATACATAAATGGCACAACGGTGATGACGTTCCAGTCGGCCATAGATAAATATATCTGTGAGCCGTTCGATCCTCTTGAGAAGATCAGGGACATAACCGGCAAATTTATTCCTTCTCCGGGTGACCATGAGAAAATCGAAACCCTAATTGAAAAAACGCTTGCATCATTCAAAGGCATATCGGTTTTATGCGAAGATGGCCTGAGACTATTCGACGAAAAGGCGTATGAGCTGCAGACAATGAAGAACAATCCGGATACTGAGAAGCTGGATGACATAATGGAGCAGTTGTTTGACATAAAAAAGCAATGCCTGAGCCTGGATCCGTCATCATGGCAACTCTTCTTTGCCCACGTCGGCCAGAGTTTCTACTTGGCGCACGAAATGGAAATGTTCAAGTATTACGACCAGTGCGACAGCCCGGACAAGGCGCGGGTGGAGATTGCATTGAGGCAGCGGGAGTGGTTTGAGGTAGTAGGTGGGCTGATGAAGGTGTGCATTCAGGTACTGGAGAAGACAAAAAGCTAATTCGGAAAATATAAACATTCTGAACTTGGAAAGGAGCAATTATGTTCGACAGTATAGACGGAAAGAAAATATCATTTCTAAAGGACATAGACACATCCATAAGTGACAAAACGTTTATTCAGCAAATAGTCAATGAAAGAGTAAATAAGCAGGATGAGATGCTGTGGAATACTCTTTTAGGTACAAATCCGGATACTATAGCAACTGGTACAACCTGCACTCCTAATAGTATATTTGGCATGAAAAACCTTAAAGAAGCCTTGGACGCTGTATTGAAGTATCAAGTTAGGTTCAAGAGAATGCCCTATGTGGAAAGGCATCAGGTGGTTATTATGGATTACGAGAAAATCCGAGAGGAAATGCCATTCAAAGTTCTGCTAGATGATTATAAACATAGGGGGAAAGTGGTATTTTTCAACCCGGAAGACGAGGCGTTTTTGAGAAGCAATTTTGGTAGTCAATATTTCGACTAAGCAGGATAATTCGAAAAAACTAAAAAGAAAGGGCGATCAAATCATGAGAATTACACTTACGGGCGCAAACGGCTTTATCGGCAAAATCATCAAAAAAGAACTGGAGGAAATCGGACACACAGTTATACCCGGCAGGACGGATGGGGAGGAACTGCCATATAACATCGACTGCCTGATCCACTGCGCCAGGGCACATAAAAACCTGGTATACCCTATCACAGAGGATAAATGGATAGGCGAGTTCCAGACCGACGTATATTATCCTTACCGGTATACTATGGCGATGCTCGAAAGAAATCCTAGGGTTAAAAACATAATATTCATTTCCAGCATCTATGGAATGAAACCGCCGACAGTAAGACAAATTCCAGTGAACTATCAGGTATGCAAGGCAACTGAAATTTATCTTTCAAAGGTTCTTGCGGTAAATCTGGCACCAAAAATCAGGGTGAATTGCATTATCCTGGGGGGTGTGGAATCGGATAGAGAGGTAGCGCAGCAGGAAGATGATTTTAGGAAAAAGTACTCCGCCAAGACCTTGCTTGGGCATATGGTGCTTCCGGATGAAGTAGCAGGTGCGGTCAAGTTCTTGGTGTCGGACGAAAGCAAGGGAATCACGGGTATTAATTTGGTAATTGATGGGGGTTATACAATTTAATAAATTGAAAAGTGAGGATAAGTCAATGTTTAAAAGAAAAAACATAACATGGGAAGTTGATGAAAACGGTTGTTGGATATGTACAAGTCATGTGCCGGATTTACACGGATATCCTACTTGTAAGCGTAATCATAAGAAAACAAAAATATGTAAGGTTTTTTATGAAGAATATAAAAACACTACCGTTTCTAAAGAATTATGTTTATGTCATAAATGTGATAATCGTATGTGCATAAATCCAGACCATATATTTTTAGGCACAAAATCTGACAATTCAAAAGATATGGTAAGCAAAAACAGACAAGCAAAAGGCGAAGGAAATAAAAACTCTAAATTGACCGAAGAGCAAGTAAGGGAAATTAAATTTGGTTGTACTGGAATGAAATACACAGAGATAGCCATGAAATTTAATATAGCCGCAAACACTGTCGGATATATAAAAAGCAATAGGTTATGGAGTCACATAAAGGAGGAATAATTTTATGAGTTACAATGTCTTAATAATAGGCTGCGGCAACAAAGGAGCGCTTTCCGACGCGCCCGGCAGTGGGAACGAACACAAATATCTTAGTTATTTCCATGCCGCTAAAGATCATGAAGGTTTTGGAGAAATATCACTTCACGATATTAATGACATTCAGGAAATGAATGCAATTAAAATCTGGGGAATGGAAATTGAAAAACACTTTAAAGAGATGGATAAGCTTGTGGAATATCGTTATCCTGATGTAATTTGTATTGCGACGCCTGATGATACCCATTATGAAATACTGAAAAAAGTTATAGATTATTTACCAAAGCTGGTCATCTGCGAGAAGCCTCTCTGCACAGACCTGCAGCAGGCTCGCGAAATTGTCGAATTATACCGACAGAAAAATATTCCCATTCTTGTTGATTATACCCGAAGATTTATTCCAACTTACATTCAAATGAAAGCCGAGATTGACGCCGGCAAATGGGGCGCATTCCTTGAGGGTTATGGTTATTTCAACCGGGGCTGGCTACATACCGGTAGCCACATGGTGGACTTCGTCCTCTGGATGCGCGGGACAATGGAAGGCTTCCGGATTACCGAAATACCGACTGAATACCGCTGGATATACCAGATAGGCATGTTTTATGAAAAAGATTTCTTCCAGGATGCCGCGGTAAATTTCACAAAAAATCCACATGTCGACAGCATATTTGATAAGCATCTTTATTACGTCATGGATAACGCTTACAACTTTCTGGAAGGTAATGAACCTTTAAAATGCACCGGAGAAGATGCACTGAGGACGCTGGAAGAATGTTATAGGTTAATGGAGGGGGCGAAATAATATGAGTAAAGTTATGATTTTTTCAAAATACCAAGAGGAAATTGACAATAAAAACACACTAGAGGTGGAATTTAAAAAACTCAAAAAACATTGTTGGTTTATACACGAAGGTAGCTTGGGCACGTATAAGCATAGATGCAAATTTATATCGAAAGAAATTGTGCCTATATGTATAGCAGATATAGAGAGACGTTGTTGTAAAGACCTTATAGAATACAAAAAAACTATATTCGGTAAACGGATTATTAAATGTAAATATTTTAAAATATAAGGAGGTATACAAAAATGATAGGCAAAGAGGAACTTCAAGCAGCACAAAGGGTAATGGAATCAAAAGTACTGAGTGGCTATCGTGGCAGCTGGGGAGACTGGTTTTACGGCGGCGAGGAAATCAAAGCCCTGGAAAAGGAATGGGCGGAATATTTTCACGTGAAACATGCTATTTGCTGCAATTCTGCAACATCAGGTTTATGGCTGGCCTGCGCGGCAATAGGTCTCAAGCCCTGGGTATGGAACAGCAAAATACGGAACTATCAGCCGGAGATCCAAGAGGTTATCGTTTCCCCATATTCAATGACCTGCAGCGCGTCAATGCCGCTGCACTTCGGAGCGAATCCAGTATTTGCCGACATCGAGGAAGATTATTTCTGCATCGACCCTGCGTCGGTGGAGAGCAAAATCACGCCCTATACAAAAGCAATCATTGTTGTGGATCTCTTCGGTCAGCCCTACGACGCCGACGCCATCAATGCAATTGCCAGGAAGCACAACATTCCTGTCATAGAAGACGCAGCTCAGGCATGCGGAGCAAAGTACAAGGGAAGGTATGCCGGGACATTGGGAGATATCGGAGTATACAGCTTGAACGTGCATAAGCACATCCAGTGCGGAGAGGGTGGAATTGTAGTCACGGATGATGATGATTTAGCATTTAAGATAAGGCTCGCACTTAATCATTCAGAGGCTGTAATAAACAGCATGGTTGGAAATCTAATTCACAATGATGAAAATACACCGTTTAGAGCATTCAATGAAGCCAAGAACGGATTAGCTGGTCTCAACCTCCGCATGACCGAACTTTCCGCCGCCATAGCCCGGGAGCAGCTCAAAAAACTTTACAGCATCCTGGAGGTCTATCAGGAAAATGCAAAGTACTTCCCGGTCAAAGTCAGGCCAGAATGCACCAGCGCGTTTTACAAGTATGCCTTTACGGATCCATTAAAGAAAAAGCTTCCTGAAAAATTCAACACCAAACGCCATTACATCGACCCGATCTATAAAATGCCTCTCTTTCAGACAATGGGCTATGAGCCGGGGCTTTGTCCGACGTGTGAAAAGGTTGAGGGAAACATTATGCTGGCTTGGATGAAGGAGGTAGTTTAAATTATGAAAAGCACAATGGACAAAACGCGCATATTAGCAATAATAGCGTTAACGGCAAGCATTATTGCACTGGTTTTAAATATTTTAAGGTTGGTGATAAAATGAATAACCCATTTATCATCGGTGACAGAATCTACCTTCGCGCCGTTGTGGAGGAAGATTTATCATATTACTTTGATTGGTTAAATGATCAGGAGACCACCCGATATATGCAGCGCGGCATATATCCAAACAATATGGATGAAATGCGGGAGTACATGAAGTCAATGCAACGGAGCAAAGACGGCATGCATCTCGCAATAATCAGGAAGGAGTACAGAAAATATCCCAATATACTCTTTAACACTGAAACACGGCCGGAACGGCATATCGGTAACATAACCCTGCTGAACATTCACCAGACATTCAGATCTGCAGAGATAAGCATCATCATCGGGGACAAGCAATGTCGCGGCAATGGCTACGGCACGGAAGCAATAAAGCTTCTTGTTGACCACGCATTTACCCGGATGAACCTGAACCGCCTGCAGGCGGGAATGGTTAACAAAAATGGCAGCAGCCAGGGCGCTTTTATGAATGTCGGATTCAAGCCGGAGGGCATCTTAAGGCAGGCCTATTACTGCGAAGGGGAATATCAGGATGTGCAGGTAATGTCAATTTTAAAAAGCGATTGGAGGAAAGAATAATGGATAATAAAAAAGACACAATGCGAGAATTATGCATAAATCAAGGATACGTTCCTTCTGATTGCAAAATGCCTGGAGAAATGATATTTGCTTTAATGCACAAAGAAGATCCTTGTAATGGTTGCAACGAGGATAGAAATATTTGCAATGGCAGACCTAAAAAATATTAATAATACGGAGGTAAAACAAATGTTTTCAAATCTTAAATACTGCTCAAAATGTATAATGCCCGAAACTGTTGAGGGTCAAGAATTCGATTCTGAGGGCCTTTGTAAAGCCTGCCAGTCCCAGGCGCAAAAACAAAATATCGACTGGCCGGCACGTCGTGAAGCTCTCGGCAAAATCTTCGCCAATGCAAAAGAAAATGCCGGCAATAATTACGACTGCATTGTACCCATCTCCGGAGGCAAGGACTCTACCTGGCAGATGCACGTACTGGTCAAAGAATACGGCATGAAGCCGCTTGCCGTTACCTTCTCTCATAACTGGTTTTCAAAAACCGGCTGGTATAACCTCATGAACGGCCTGGAGAGATTCGGCCTTGATCATGTAATGTTTACACCTTCCCGCCAGCTCGTCAACCGCTGCGCCCGCCGGTCTGTCGAAACAATCGGAGACGCCTGCTGGCACTGCCACGCCGGAGTGGGTGCCTTTGTACTCAAAATGGCGGTCGCTTACAAAATCCCGCTTATAGTCTGGGGAGAATCGACCGCCGAGCATGGCCGCGCTACATATGACAAGCCCGATAAATTCGACAGGGATTATTTCCTCCGGGTATCAGCAAAATTCACCAATGAGCAGTTTGCCTGTGAATATTTAAGCCTGAGGGACTTATTCCCCTTCGAGGTTCCAGGCGTTGAGGAATGCGAAGCAATCGGCCTGAACGGCATCCACCTGGGCGATTACCTGTACTGGGATACCGAGAAACAGGTTGAATTCGTCAAAAAGGAATACGGATGGAAAGGCACGCAGGTAGAGGGCGCGTACAAGGATTACAAATCTGTGGAATGCAGTATGGCCGGAATCCATGACTTCCTGTGCTATCTCAAGCGCGGATATGGCAGGGCAAGCATTCAGGCGTCAGGCGATATTAGGGACGGGCTTATTAGCAGGGAAAAAGGGTTTGAACTGGCAGAGAAGTACGAACAGATAAAGCCCGAATCTTTGAATTATTTTTTGAAGGCAACAAGACTATCATGGGAGAAATTGATTGATATGATTTGGCCTCTATGTCAAACAAAAATAAAGGAAATCGGAATGATGCCAACTCAAGAATGGCGCGATATCCCCGAGGCAGGGAAACCATTCGTGCAGCGGCTGGTGGACGGGGAGGTTTAATTTTGAAAAAGTAATATAAAGAAAGAGGAAAAATGTATGAAAAATAATTTGGAACAAAACTTACCCAAAATAATAAAATTCACCGAGGAAGACTACAAAAAGACTGACCTGATTTTCGGCAGATATCCACATCAAAGAAAACTATGTGATTTTACCGACCTTGTTCAAATCGGCAATGAAAACGTTTTCAAAAAAGTAACAAAATTGATACCTTGTGACACCAGAGAAGCAGAATTGATTTTTTACCAAACGAACAATAGAGAGCATTATGAGGGTAGCAGTTATATATATGGAGAGTTTTTTGATGCTTGGTACGCTATGAAGGATGGTAGATTTTTCAGATATTGGTTTAGTAGATGGTGGAACAGAGGAGAAAATCGTTGGGACAATGACGGACATAGTTCTATTACATCAAAACCGCCAGAACTTTTTATGGAAGAATATAACGAAAATAAGTCTGTTATCATCAAGGAATATAATGGGGATATTTAAAGGAGGGGCGAAGTCCCCTCTCTTGGATAAAATGTAAAGAATGTGAAGGAGGAATTTTAAGTGATTGTTAATTTATACAAGCGTACTAATAAGAATTTTATGGATATCTTTACAAGACCAAAGCGTACAAAGGAAATTAAAATAGACCTCAACAATGAGTGTTTTATAGGCATTACAGAGCATCAACTTGGACGTACTTTAGACAAACCAGAAATTTTTATCGGAACTGGTCTTTGTACTTATAGTATGGACTTTGATGAATTTGTAAAAAAGATTCGTTCGTAACATATGGATAATGCAAATTAGAAGGAGGTCAAAGCACAAATGAGAATAAATCATAAATGCCTGGAATGTGGCTTTGAAGGCAAAGTGGACTGCGAAGGTAGAAAAGTAATATGTCCACAATGCGGGACTAAAAATGATTTTTGGTTAAAAGATGAAAGTCCTCCTGAAAATCATAAAAGTAGTGTCGTAGCCATAATTCCAGCCCGAGGCGGCAGTAAGCGAATACCCCACAAAAATATTATAGATTTCTGCGGCAAACCAATGATTGCCTGGACCATTGAGGCCGCGCTGGATGCCCTAAATGCGGACGTCTATGTCAGCACCGACGACGACGCCATTATCGAAGTATCCGAAAAATACGGAGCAAAGGCAATCAGGCGTCTCTCCTGCACAGACGACCACTCCACAGTCAGCCAGGCAACCATAGCGACACTGCAGCAACTCCGGGACCAGGGGAAGGAATATGATTATGTTATACAGCTCATGGCAAACTGCCCACTGCGCGACAGCAAGGACATCTGGCTTTCATTCCAGAATTTCATATCCGGTGGTTACGATTTTCAGCTCTCCTGCTTCAAGTATGGCTGGATGAATCCCTGGTGGGCCGTCAAACTCAAAGACAAATACAAGCCCGAGTCACTTTCCCTTGAAGCCTTTAAAACAAGAAGCCAGGATTTGCCGGAGCTATTCTGCCCTACGGGCGCGATATGGATTGCAAGGATAAGCGAGCTTCTTAAAATCGACACTTTTTACGGTTCCGATTACACAATGTTCCCGATTCCCTGGCAGCATGCTGTGGACATAGACGATACGGATGACTTGCGGATGGCTGAAGTATTAAAGGCAATGGAGGGATCATAATGGATGACATATTGATAAAAAAGATAGCCAAGGAGACAGCAAAAGAGACAATCAGGGAAATGAACCTGATTAAAAAGCAGAGCAGAAATAAAAAATCCTTCAAGGATGTTATTGAACTGCTTGAATCCATTCCTGATCTGCAGGATAAGATCGAGCAGGACGAGATGGATATAGCCGATATGAAACAGGAGAAGTTTGATACTACCACATGGCATGATATAAAAAAGCCTGGGGGACCTGTCCTGGATGATAACATCCGGCATCTGCAGAAAATACGGAATCGCGAGCGGGCACAAAAGCGGACAGAGAAGCTGCTGCAGCGCATTAAAAACGTTCTTGATAAAGTCAAAAATGAGGACGGGTACGAAGTACTGGAAATGCGCTATCTGAAGAACATGACAGTCGAGCAGATATCAGAGGAACTTCATTACAGTAAACAGACCATATGGCGTAAGCATAACAAAATCGTCACAAAGCTAAAAAGAAAATTATTCGGCGCCGATGCGTTGGATATATGAGGGAGGCACATTATGACTTGTATTGTTGGATTACTTGATAACGGAAATATTTATATGGGTGGAGATAGCGCCGGCGTCGGAGGATACAGCTTGTCAACTCGCAAGGATGAAAAGGTATTTATAAACGGAGAATTCATTTTCGGATTTACAACTTCGTTCCGGATGGGGCAACTTTTGAGATATTCATTGAACCCTCCGGAACGTTACCCGAAAATCGATATTTATAAATTCATGGTTAACGATTTTATAAATTCTGTTCGGAAATGCCTAAAGGATGGAGGATATGCCAAAAAGGACAATGAAGAAGAATCGGGCGGCACATTTTTAGTTGGATATCAGGGACGCTTGTTTGAAATCGAGGATGACTACCAAGTGGCAGAGGTCTTCGAAAACTATGCAGCATGTGGCTGCGGGTTTGATTTGGCACTCGGCTCATTGTTCAGCACGGAAGGTCAACCACCAGAGGAACGTATTTTAAAAGCCCTGCAATCTGCGGCAAAGTTCAGCGCCGGGGTAAGATCACCTTTTAATATTTTAGTATTAAAAAACAATGGAGGTACAAATGAAACTAAAAGAATTAACTCTTGAGAACTGCGAGCAGGTCAGACAGTGGCGGAACGAATGCCTTGAAGTTCTTCGTACTCCGTTCCTGTTGACAGAGGAAATGCAGCAAAGATTTTACGAGGAAACAATCAGCAACCGCAACGCCCGGGCAAGGTACTGGGGGGTGTGGGGAACAAAAACATTTGATAATGCTGCAATAATAGCTCAAATGAAAGCCAATAATGCAGCATGGCAAAATGGGTCAGCGGAAGAACGTATAAGACTTACTAATGAAAATCTGCGACTTGGTTTTTCAATGGGCTGGACTAGGGATTCAAGCGGTGTGTGGTATAAACCAGAAGATACAATGGCTGATGCAGAATATGTGCCAAATGTAAACCTTGATACTTTCATCGGCATGGTTGGCCTTGAAAACATCGAATGGGAAAACCGCCGCGCGGAAATAAGCATAATACTGGATCCTGAATATCGTGGCAAGGGTTTCGGCGAGCAGGCAGTTAATTTGCTGCTCGAGCAAGGGTTCTTTTTTATGAATCTTGAGATTATCTGGGGAGAATGCTATACATGTAATCCTGCATTACAATTCTGGAAAAAGATTGCTAAAAAGTACTTGGCACGATGTGCGGACATCCCATTTACAAAGTTCTGGAAATATCAATACTATGATAGTTTTTATTTTGCGTTTTTAAAGGAGGATTACAACTATGTCAGAAATAATACTTGATATATCCGCAAATACCCATAAAAACGACTGGAATTATCTCCAGAGAATGCTTGATGAGGTAAGAAAAGCAGAAATAGCGGCAGGAAATACCGAAAAGCACAAAATCATCATTAAACACCAGCTTTTCAAGGAAGCAGGAAACAACATGCCCCTTGACCATCAAGTATTTAGAGAGGCTCATTATTATGCCAGTTGCCTGGGCTATAAAACTACATCGAGTGTGTTTGACCTGGAGTCTCTGAAGTTTCTGCTTGAATTCGATATCCCGTTTGTAAAAATAGCCAACCGCCGTGACCTGGATCCGCTTATCGGCGAAGTGCCGAGAAAAATACCGGTATATGTGAGTTATGACCAAATAAATATTAACAATAAAGCAGATATAAAGATGGCTTGCATATCAAAATATCCTGCAAATATAGAAGATTACGAATCTGTGTTTGCTAAGGAAAGACATTTGAAGTGGGGTCCAGATATTTGGTTAACTCGCGCTATTTCCGATCACACCATCGGTCTTGACCTGTTCAAGAAATACCAGCCGCGCATCTGGGAAAAACATTACAAGCTATCAGACAGCACTGGCCTTGACGCCGGACCGTTCGCCATTACACCGGAAGAATTGAGGGAGATATTATGAACTATAAAAAAGGAACTACCGTTGCATTAATATTGTTAATCATCATATTGGTTTTGAAATTAGTTTTGGGTTTTGTTAAAGAAATACTATAAAATAACAGGAGGTCAACATCATGTTTAATGACAAATCAATTCTCATCACCGGCGGCACGGGCTCACTGGGTACCGCACTATGCAAACTCTTTCAGAACGACCCGCCAAAGAGGCTGATCATATTTTCTTCAGGTCCTGAAAAGCAGCTTGATTTGAAACAGGAAATGGGCAATCCGCCATGGATGAGGTTTTTCGTAGGCAACGTCCGGGATCCTGACCGCCTCAATATGGCATTCGAGGATGTGGACTATGTGATTCACGCAGCTGCAATAAAATTTATTGATGTATGCGAAAAAGAACCGGAGGAAACGCTTAAAACAAATGTTATTGGCACACAGAATGTCATAAGCGCAGCACTAAATCAGGGAGTCAGAAAGGTATTGCTCATATCGACCGATAAGGCAGTCAATCCTATCAATACATATGGCACATCAAAGGCGATGGCTGAGAGACTGATAATAAACGCTAATAGTCTTACGGGATGGAAGAACATCAAATTCAGCGTCGTCAGGTATGGCAATGTGGTTGGCAGCAGGGGCAGCGTAGTACCTGTCTGGAGGCGATTAATTGAGCAGGGGGAAACTGAGCTTCCTGTCACACATGAGGAAATGACCCGCTTCTGGTACCCAATGGACGATGCATGCAGATTTGTTATTGACAGCCTTGAGAAGATGCAGGGGAGGGAGATGTTTATTCCTAAAATCAAAAGCATAAAAATAACAGATTTGGCTGCAGCATTCGGGAAACCTTACAAAGTAGTCGGGATAAGGAAAGGAGAGAAGCTACACGAAGAATTGGACCAGGGATACAACAGCAGGGATAACGAATATCTGACGGTGGAGGAAATCAAAGGAACAATAGGGATGTGATATAAAATGGTTAAAGCATGGATGAATATAGAATATGAGAGTCTTAGTCTCAGGCTTACCATCAAAGACGATTCCCAGAAATACACGATAATATTTCCTTTTGAAGCTCATATCAGAGTTGTGAGGTATATTGAAGGACGGATATTGCGGGACTTGAACGAACAATCAAAGCCAAGAGGCACTATATGCCCATATACAGGGAAGGTGGTATCATAATGCCTTATAGACCTAAGCACCAATGCAACTATCCACGCTGTAAGACTCTTACATATGAGCGATATTGTGAAGAGCATAAGAATGCTGATAAGAAGCTATATGACCAGCATAGGCCTGAGCATCATGGTATGTACAGCAATGCCAGATATAAGCGTGAACGTATTGCATTCCTGCATGAACATCCCATATGCGAATGCGAGGACTGCACTAGGCTTGGCAGACTATGGCCAGCAACGAGGGTAGACCATAAGATACCCCACAAGGGTGACTATGATCTGTTCTGGGACTGGGACAACTGGCAAGCCATGACTGAGCAATGCCATAATAAGAAAACAGGAAGAGAGGAAGCTTGGGGGAAAGGAAGAAAAGTGGTAAAATGATCAATATTTGTGAGTATTGCGGAAAGGAGTTTGAAAGCAAATTAAAGAAAAAAGTATGTAGTAATGCTTGTAGACACAAGAGAAACAGACAACAAGGACGTTACGATGAAAGCAATAGAGATAGACATTTAAAAGAACTATATACTTGTAAATACTGTGGCAAGGACTTCTATCCTAAAGGCTATGACAGAGTTACTTATTGTTCGAGGGAATGTGCTTTTGAAGATGTGAAGGTAAAGCCCAAAATTAAAGAAGCAACTTACTATAAATGCGTAACTTGCGGCCTTGAGTTTGAAGGAAGGCATAGCAAAAGATATTGCAATGAATGTAAAAAAATAAGAAATAGATTAAGAATGTTTAACAAAAATACTGCAAAGCCAAGGCAATGTAAGCAATGTGAAGTGTTATTCATACCTGAGTATAAAAGTAGTAATTATACATATTGTTCTTCTAAATGTAAAAGAAAAGCATCAAAAGAAAATAAGATAAACCGCGAAATATCAATGTATATGTGGAATAAAATTATGAAAAGAGATAATTATATATGCCAAATATGCGGGAAGATGCTTGACATGAATAAAAAAGGAACAAGCCATTATGATGCACCAACAATTGATCACATTAAGCCAGTATCTAAAGGCGGACACAGTCATGAAACAAATTTACAAGCAGCGTGTTGGCATTGCAATTGTATTTTGAAAAGAAATAAAGAAAATGTATCATAAAAATGATGAGGGGGAGGGCGTATGTAAATCTCTGGAAGGTGAGCCGCTACAAC